TTTGCGACGAGTTCGCCACGTCATTGTCGATGACACCAACTTCGCTTCCAAGCACGAGACCAATCTTCGGTCTATAGCCATCGAGGAGGGTGCCGACTTCGAAGTGGTCGATTTCACTCATGTACCGCTTGAAACCTGTCTCGAGCGCAATGCCAAGCGAGACAATCCGGTTCCCGAAGCTGTCATACGCAAAATGTGGGCCGATTACCTCAGGCCCGAGCCTCCCACCTATGACAAGAACCTCCCGTGGGCTCTGATAGTCGATCTGGACGGCACTCTGGCTCATATGAACGGTAGAAGCCCCTATGAGTGGAAGCGTGTAGGTGAGGACACCATCGACGAAAACGTCGCCCGATTCATCGCAGACCATTTCGGAGCTCCGGAGGCGCTCATCGTTCTCTCGGGAAGAGACGCTGTGTGCCGTTCCGAAACGGAGAGTTGGCTAGCCCGATACAACATCCAGTACGACTACCTATTCATGCGAGCTGAAGGTGACATGCGTAAAGATTCCATCGTGAAGCGAGAGATCTTCGAGAGAGAGATCAAGGACAAGTACTACCCCTACCTGGTGCTAGATGATCGCGATCAAGTAGTCCGGATGTGGCGAGACGAACTCGGCCTGACGGTCTGGCAAGTGGCAGATGGCAATTTCTAGGACCTTTGACAATCAGCGACAGTTGTGGTTCTGCGTAGTTCATAAATCCACGGCCAATCCGGTTTTGAACCCTCCAGAAAAATACGATATGTGGGCAGGATGTCATGACAGTTTGTGGGCCTTTTCAGCCGGACAACAGGAGACACAAGTGCAACGCTGCCATTTAGTGAAAGCGACGATTTCCTATCATGTCTAAGGCGCGATTCGACAACGCATGGAATGGCGAAATCTTCGGGGATTACACCGACCAAGAGGTCTTCAAATACGCCGAAACCGCACAATTAGTCACGGGAGCTATCCATCCCGAACCAGTCGTTCTATATGGTTGGACACTGAGCCACGTTTTACGTCCCCTTTATTGGGCTGAGGGTGACAATGATGGACCCGATTGGATCGCTGTTGTTCGCCTGAAAGATGGCGATTATGGCGCAGTCACTGCCGGATGCGACTATACCGGCTGGGGCTGACAGGAAGGCGGGGGCGCGTGTCGCTCCAAAGAACTAGATCTGATAATCCGTTGGTGGTTGGACGACAGCCACCGAGAGAGATTGGGGTTGAAGCTGTGATAACGACGCCTTGCAACAAGAAGATGACGATGACCGAATTCACTCGTCATCTTCACCGATGTCAGACCTGCATTATCTGGTGGACCAAACAATCCATGCTGTCCAAACAGAACCGAACAAAATGAGACTCGAATACCTAGTGGTAGAAATGGAGAATCGAAATTGCCAAATATCTCACATCCAACCGAACGACCAAATTTTGCGATTGTGGCTGTGGGTGGGATTCAGGTCGCGTTCAGTTATCGGACCATGATCGGCTACCAGTTTCCGGGCGAAGATTGGACGCTCTGTCAAAATGATTGGGGTCCGACGACAGGCAAGCACCTCAACCACATAGACCCCGACAAATCGAAGCGCCTCGACCAGGAGACATTCATCAAGAACTACTACTTGAAAGAAGGCTCTTACAGAAAGGACCTAATTTTGGATAAGCTCGGCTTGCCCGAACAGCTCTGGGACAACAGGAAGTTTCGCTGATGGATGTCCTCTGTCACTGCGGTGCGCCCCTCCACCTGGTTGATATCGACAGAGTATGGAAGATCTATCGCGCCGAATTCAGCCGAAGAGACGACGGGAAGCTGGTCGCGACGACTGATTGGGACCTGCAAGACGAGGAATCTATCGAAACGATTGAGGAATTCATCGAGTGCGCCAACAATCACAAGATCACCAAGTTCATTTTGAAGGAGCTAACGCTGGGAGACATCCCTTGATGGACATAGAGAAGCTCGCCATAGCGTGTGAGCATGACAAAATCTACAAGCACCAGAAACCAATCTACGACCGCTTCGGCCAGCCCGTGGGGTTTGGAGAATGGTGTGAAGGTGGCAGGTTTGTCACTTTCTTCGATCTAGTCAAGGAATTCGCCGTTGAAATGGTGGCTGCCTTAGTGGCTGAAGGCGTACTCGACAATGAGGGAAAGAACCCGGAGATCACCTGGGATGCGGATTCGGACCTTTGACGGGGGGTGGCGACACAACCACTCCGAATACAGCACTCCTTACTCGTATTCGTGCCCCTATCTAGGAGAGAATGGTAAGCACTGCGAAGGGCCCCACGGATATCGAGGCCATGACAAGGCCTTGGGTGATGGCACCGATCATTACTGGAAGCGGAATGGTCCCACCTGGAGGCTGTGTTGGCCCTGCCACTTCAAGATGAAGATAGGCCGTGACTAAGCCATACTCTCGCACTCGCTCTTTCGACGGTGGTTGGCGTCACCATGTTCTCGAACATACCTTAGGCGATAAGACCTGTGGAATGATCAACCCAAGCGGATTCCACTGTCATGGGGGCCATGGGTGGTATGACCATCCCGACGATGCCAACTTCCCCTTTCTATACACACAATGGTGGAAACTATGTTCAATACCAAAGGACCAACATGCCTGAAATCCAATGGCAAGTCCAACTCACCTATCGAGTGACGAGCGAAAGCGAAAATACAAAGGAGTACCTATCCGAACTGCTGTACGGAGAGACTGTGGTCGGACCTGATCTGCTCGAGCATGACACCGAGTTCAGCATCGAGCGCACAATGGTCGACCGCTTCGGGCCCATCAATGTGATTCAGGTCTTCAACTCCGATGTCAAAGCAGCCAGTAATCGTGCCGGCCTTCGGACTGAGCTGGTGAACGTCGCCCTTGCCGACCCTGGGAAGCTCCCACCTCCTAAGCCAAAGAACTACGCTCCACCAAGACCAATCATGAAACAAATAATGAAGTCGTATCGTCGAGCATGGGACCTATCCTTAGAATCTTCACGTGAAGATGTCCGGTTAGGCATCGAAGACTTAGGGGAACTACTCAAATTGATAGACAAAGATGAATCTTAGGACAGGCCTCCACGGCGGATTAAAAAGTCTCACGCAATCACGAGAGGGCGACAGCTTTATGTCTTTCCCCGGGCGAAAGCGTCTCCACGACAGCAAGCTTGAACCCTCTACTCGTAGAGTCAAGGGCGAGCCACCTCCCGACGACCCGCGCTATATGATCGTCGCCTACGGCAGAGACGCCCGAATTCTAGATCGCGAAACCAACAAGCTGACCGAGCCAATGTCTCGCGACAAGGCGCTGGAGTATGTCAGGGACCTTTGACGGGTCGATCGAGCCCCTTCACTGGCGTCGGATTCTGAGCCAGCGTTTCCAGATCTGTCTATGGATAGAAATGGACCCAGAAAACTCACTGCGTATCTCAACACTCGAACAAAGCCAAAGTCAAAATGATGTTTAGTTACTTCGAGCAATGAGATCCGGTGGCAAACAAAGATCAATCCGACGGTGGAACAAGGAAGTGGTTCGATGGCAGCTGGCATCAGCACAGGTCACAGAACCACTACTCCGGTCTGTGGGATACCTGTGTCCACATCACAAAAAACGGACACTGCTATATCAGCGAGCACCACATCCATACCCCCTACCGGCCCTGTGGAGACTGCGTCAGGAGAAAATATGCCACTAGAACGCGCCTTTGACGGGCAGTGGAGGTCGATGTATCGATACCGTCACAATAATTTTCAGCGCAACATGTGCCCATACATGAGCGAGGAGGGAGTGCATTGCACCTATCCCCCAGGACATAAGGCGCATTCTTTTCACAACGACGACGGCCACCCGTGTGGCTACTGCGTTAAAAACTTGTACAAGCGGAACCGAACACCTATAGTCCGACAATCTAAGGAGGAACCACGAACACACCCATCCGCGGCTACGGAGAATCCTTCAGCGACGAGCTGATACTGGGTTACGTATGCTGGTATACAATCGTCGACCCTCGAGTCAGCCACCAACGTCTGCACGATCTCGTCAAGGCGTCTGGCGTACTCGAAGAGAAACTGATACCTGGACCGCCCCGACTCGGTGACGCCTTCAAGCGTGCCTGCCGATACTCAGAACGTGCCAGTCTGGCCATCCCTTACACCGACAACACAGCCAACATCCTGATCCGATCGGTAGCTACGAGTGCTGCCGAAGTGGAGCGCCACATGGTGATGGAAATCGTTGACTCCAACGGTAAGACCCTTGAGTACTACACGGTGGGCGAACTAAAGTTCGACCGCGCCAACGAAGTGCTCAACATCAAGCAGATGTCAATCGACCCCGACATCAACCCACTCATCGACTCGTCCATCGAGTTGTTTCGTGCGAAGTTTGCTGAGGCTGTGTCTCACATCGACCCTCAAGTCATCAGACGGATGATCCGGGAACAGTTGGATCGTATGGGAGCTATCGGAGTACGGAGACAAGGCAGCGTGTACTTCTATCCAGCCAAGTACAAGCCTCAAGGCGAAGCACTCGAGGAACTGTGTGCTGGATTGAATAGCGGCTCGGTCTTTCACAACCTGCCCCTGGTTGACGACACCAAGCAGCGTGAGATGATCCGCTCCGCTTTCGAGGACGAGGTCCACGAGGAAGCGACCGAATCCATCAAGCAACTGATGGCCAAACGTGAGAGCGGAGACAAGATCACCGCCAGGTCGTGGGCTGAATACCACAAGCGGCTCCGGGATCTCAACGAGCGACGTGCAGAGTATGAGACCCTGGTCACCCATGAGATCACCAAGGCCGAGATCGAACTGTCCGCTTACGAAGAGCACCTTCAGGCCATGCTCGAGGATGGTCTCGTGAAGGTCGAGAACCAGAAGGAAGAAGAAGATGACGCTACTTGATATTGGACAGGCCATTGGCATAGTGGTCCTGGCTCTGGCTGTCACGGTCATTGCCACTCGTGTGACGAGGAAGAAATGAAAGAGCTTGGATTCTGGGAGAGCTTTGGAATCGGATACTTAAAGGGCCACGCTGTCTCGTTGATGGCTCTCGCAGCAATAGGACCCGTGTGGGCACTCCTCCAATTCGATTGGTGGATCGGACTGTTATCACTGCCGGTCGGCTATGTAATGCTGATGGGTGGCCAATGGATGTGGCGATACGCCCGACGTTGGGAGAAAGGATGGCAAGAATGACCGAATGCATCTGCGGCCACACCGAGAACAAACACGAGTACCGAAGCCACATGGGAGGTTGCCTCATATCAACCTGTTTCTGCACCACCTTCGAGGAAGTGGAATGGGACGACGACCGATGGCTACCAGGAGATGACCAATGACCTATGCCCGACTCTGCGAACACGGAAGGTTTGAAGCCCACGACAACCGCGATGCCGATGGTTGGTTAATTCTTCCGCATCCCTGCCCTGGCGGTTCGGTCCTGGCAGACGACCTCCTGCCGTTTTCCACTGAGGAACTAATAGCCGAACTGGTGCGCCGTGACGAATGGCCTCTCGGGATTCCAGCGACCCCAATCAAATCGTCATGGTGGATCGAGGAACCTTCGTGACAGTCCTCGACACCCTTGCCGCTGCCCAAGGAGAAGAAGATGCCTAAAGGAAGAGGCGCAAACGAATCACGCCGCAACGAGCGGCAGAAAAAATCCATCCGACAGGCCAACACATATGACAGAGACGAGAAATTGGAGGCCTTCACCCATAACGCCAAGATGGTGAGTGCCACTCAAGGGACCGGGGTCAAAGGACCAGCAGTTTGTCGGTCATCGTTGCACCCACACAAAATAAAGATCCAGGTAACCCAATGAAACCAACATGGAAACTATACACCGCGTCTGATATCCACTACAGACTGGCCAAGGTCCTCCTATCTGAGGAATACAAGGGCAGCGACTGGATCGAAGAACAAGCTCTGTTCTGTCCCTACTACAGCGCCCTTGAAGGTGCCTTGGGGGCAGACTGGGGAGTGATCGTCAACCCTGAGTCGAAGCGGTTCGGGATGCTCACCTTCGAACACGACTGGTGTGGGTGTCCACCACATGATCAAGGCAACCAAGCCTATGACCTGTGGGTCGCCGACAAATGTCAGGACAACAAAGAAACAAGAGACGGCTACTGGCGCTTCTGTATCCGGCCTGTTGGACACAGAGGGCTGCACGAAGACTCACATTGGGATGGACCGCCTAAGCGATGGAGATGATGGAAATCGACAACTACATAGGCGTCATACTGCTCGTCGGGATCATCAGTTTTCTCGTCCTGCATTTCTTGCGCTGGAAGATCGCGAAGGACATGATGCACTTCGAAAAAGACATGGAACGATACGTTGACCAGCTTCTTCGAGAGCAGTGGTCATCAATACAAGAACAGATAAGGGACTGGAATGAATATACAGAACGAACTATTAGAGAAGGACTCGCACGACAATGGGACAACGGAGTCAAAGCCCGTCGAGTTCCCTAAGACTCGAGTGCTAGACCTGTTGGCACGACGAGACGCACATGATTTGATGGTGGTGGCCGAAACAGGTTCCATAGCACACGGCATCAGTGTCGGCGGATCAGACTTGGACTACACAGTCATACGTCTTGAGTCATGGCATGAATTTGTCAACGGTCCCGGCGACCGTCAGTCGATGCACATTCGCACTCAACCAGACGGAATCCGATCACGGATGGGAGACATAGACCTCTCGGTCTACACCCTAAGAAAATTTGCATTCCTGGCAACATCAGGCAATCCTTCCATCCTGGCAACGCTGTGGAGTCCCAATACGTACCTGGTCCGAGATATCTGGCCTCAATTCTGTACCGCCATGCGGAGCTACGTCCCCGCGGTATCGGCAGGCCAGGCATTCCTGGGCTACATGAGACAACAGATGGAACGATGGGCTGGCATCAGAGGCCAGAAGAACGTGACTCGCCCCGAACTGGTAGCCAAGTACGGGTACGACGTGAAGTATGCCGCTCAGATCATCAAGCTGGGCCAACAAGGCATCACCTTCATGGAGACAGGCATCGTGGAGGTACCTATCTCTGAGCCCACCGCCACAGAGATCAAATCTCTCCGCACTGGGGGCTACACCGAAGCTCAAGCCCTCGACTGGGCTGAAGGAATCGAAGCCCGTCTCAAGCAGGCCATCAACAAGTCTATGCTCCCCGACCGACCGAACCAAATTGGCATCCAACACTTGGTTGCCTCGACATACGGACAGCACTACGCGGCTGTCCTGAGATAGGAGATAAATTGAGAGGACTGCTCTACCTAGCCCTAGCAATCAGCATGATGATCTTCTTTGTATCCAGCTTCATGGTCTGGGTCAACTACAAGGCAAAGAAAGCTTCACTCGAACGTCAGTTCGAGCGGAAGGAAAAGGACATCGAAACCTACGTAACCAACCTGGAGCGCGACCTGCTCCGAAAGGAATCAGATTGATCTACTTCGCAATCATCGCCGCCGTTGTATTTGTCGGCGGTGTGCTTACGGCACTGTTCAGCGACACGTATCGAGGTGAAGGTGTTTTGACAGCACTAGGCGCGGGCCTCGTTGCTGTCATCACCAGCATCTTTGCCTTCACTATCACGGTGGATGCGGGAGAAGTTGTGGTACCTGTCTTGTTCGGTGAGGTACAAGCCCCCCTCACATCACCAGGATGGCAAGGGATTCATCCCTTTGCATCGACCGTATCTATGCCCACCCGCACCGTACAAGACACCTTTGAGGGCAACGTCACAGAGACTAACCCCCTTGGAGCCATCACTGCTCTTTCAGGTGAAGGAGCAACCATCACCGTTGATCTGACTGTCTTGTGGCATGTCAATGCAATCAAGGCTGGCGACCTGTACCGGACTGTCGGTACCTCACTTCGTGAAACACTGCTGTTCCCTTACGTCAGATCAGCCACGAGAAACTGCATGGCTCAGTATGAATTCGAGGAGGCTCGCACATCGGGTCGACTCGGTGCTGCTGGGTGCATCAAGGATTCCATCGCTAGTGCCCTCGACCAGCGTGGCATCGTCGTAGAAGAAATCCTGTTGCGTGGCATGACCGCTGATGCCAAACTACAGGCCGCCATCGACCAGAAACTTGAAGCCCAGAACGCAGTCCAGGAAGCTGAGTTCCTGAAGCAGCAAGCCGAAGTGGATGCACTACGTGCTGTTGTTACTGCCGAAGGTGAGCGACAAGCTGCCATCATCCGGGCCGAAGGTGAAGCCCAAGCCAACCGACTGGTTGCCGAATCACTGACCGCTGACATCTTGCAGCTGAGGATCTTCGAAACCCTCGGTGACAAGGCCGTGGTCTACATGACTGGCAACGAAATCGACACCGTCATCCCCCTACCTACCCCATAGGAGAACGCAATGGAAATACTGGTAACCGCACTGATCGTAGGTCTTGTCGCTGTCCTGACAGGCTACGCCCTCTTCCTCCGGAGTGAATTAGAAATCCAGAAGATGCTGTTCAACATCGAGCGAGGAGCTGTAGACGACCTCATCAAGGACTACGAGAGAGTCGTCGAAAAACTGACTGCCCAAATGAATGAGCCAACCCTCTTCGATGATCTCTTCGATGATCTCTTCGACGGTCAGGATATCTATGACACCGATGAGGAGGGCAACTGCCTAGGCTGCGGCTCCAACCACTACAACGAAGACTGGCCCGCGGAATCATTCAATGAATGGAACGAAATCTTCAACAACCAAAAGGGCGAAGACATTGTTGTCACTGACGCAGTTTGAAGTCATCCTGCTGCAAATCCGCTATAAGCCATTCCATAACCTGAAGTGGGGCCAATGCCCTGTCTCCGGTACCGACATTCAGGAGATCTGGTGGCAGTACACGAGGCCCGATGCTCGGCGGCCTTCCGTCTTGGAAATGGGTGAGAGCGGAAAGCTTCTCGTGAACATCACCGAAGAGACCGAAGAATCCCTGGTCCGCAAGGTGTGGGGCATGACCCTGCGCCTTGAGGACCACGAGGCCCGTGAGTTCTTCACGTACGGAGACCAGCGCCCGATGGATCCCCACGTTGAACTGATCAAGCCTCTATTGGAATGAGACGAACGCGACTATTGCACTTCGACGGATCATGGATAGAGACATGGCATCCCGGACCATGGTCTGGATGTCACGGTCTGTCCTCTTCGGGCGTGCATTGTGCCTGGCTTCCCCAAGGGGCCATGCTCAATATTGTTCACGACACTAAGGACAAATACCACACTCATTGGTGTGGGAAATGTCTGAGGGATCGCCCCGTCGATTGTGTATGGAGGAACAACAATGGCCGAACAAAACCAGAATCAGAATCCTATTTAGTTGATCGGAGGAATGAGAAATGACACCCGACGAACTGGTAGCCGAGATCTTCCGGATACAGAACGAGCGCAACCCTGATGCCGACCCCGGTGATCTGACCATAGAGATCCAAGACGACATGCCGATGGTGTTGGTCTGGCAAGCCAAGTGGCGTGACTCGGACCGCTTCGACATAGAGGATTTTGTACCCGATGGAATGGGAACCACCATCCAAGCGGCGCTTGAAGATGCCCTCACCAATGTTCTAGCGAAGACCTGATGCCACACACACCACCCCTCCTCGAAGATGCCATCGAAAAAGTGGAAGGCATTGAACTCCGCGCCCGACGCTATCACGACTTAGGGGCAGCGGCAAAGCCACCTCCCTTAGAGTGGGAAGAAGTCGAAGCGCTAAGGGTCTTGCTCCGGGTCGGACGCGACCTGTTGTCATTACGATCAGTGTTGACCTGATGGCCTGGCTCGCGTGGTGTGACTACCACGGAGGACCGTGGGACTACCCGTTCGAGGGCCAATGCTGCAACGGAGCCAACCCTGAAAATTGCGTCAGGGCAGTGTTTGTCCAGGCCCACCTGGGGCCGCCGATAGAGCGCGCGAGCAGAAGATTCGACAACACCATGACCGCCGACATCTTTCCCGCTGAGCGGGTTGAAATGATTCGTTTCCTAAGGGGAGACAGGAAAATCTGATGACCTGGATGGCCCACTGCTCTACGCATTGGGGGCTTTGGATAGACAAAGAAAACAGGTGTGAGGACGCTCTTCTCTCCTCCATTATCTGTAAGAAACAAGTGATGGTGTCAATCACCCAAGGATTTGACAATGCCATACATGTGGAAATAACCAATGAAGAAAGAGAGGCGATCATCGAATGGATGAAGACCTAATCGACATCGACGACCTCGAAGAATACCAACGGATGCTCGACCAAAAGTACGGACAAATTCCCGAGGACCTCGAGGTTTTCAAGGCCCAGCAGGAGGAGCTAGCCAAGAGCCTGGCGTGGTCGAGCTCGATACTGGAAGAGATTGCCAGAGACGAACAAGCACCTCAAGGACTGCTACTCATCGGACAGCAGATCGTAAAGAGCCAGATCGAACCTTACATGAAGGCCCAGAAGTTCCCCCACAGCCTCATATTGGGGCCTCCTGGCATCGGAAAGACCCATCTGGCCCGATGGATAGCAGCCAAGCGAGGCGAGGTATTTGAGGAGTTCCTGGCCCCTGTAAGAGCAGAGCAGTTGCAAAGGACTGGGATGGTGTTGCTAGACGAAGCTCACCGCCAATACAGGCCTGAGTCTCTCTTCCCAATCATGGAACTGGGGTTCGTGACCATCATGGCAGCCACCACCCGCCCCGAACTACTGGATCCCGCCTTTATTTCCCGGTTCGCTCTGCGTTTAGACCTGGATCTCCTGTCGCAAGAAGATTCAGAGACTCTGATCGCCGGTCTGCTGAACACCGATGTCGATGTCAGCAAGCTTGCAGCAGCAAGCGCTGGCAACCCTCGGCAGGCTGAGCGAATTGTGACTACGGCCAGGGCTCTAGGCACCACCGACCCCAACTATGTACTGGCCGCTATCCGAATCAATGCCGATGGGTTGGACGATGTTCACCTGAAGATCCTTCGAACCCTGAGGCGTATCTCGAGACCTGTAGGTGTGGCGCAAATAGCAACTATGCTCTACACCTCCGAACAGGACATCAAGGAACACGAGCGACTACTCATGAACCACGGACTGCTCGACCTAACGTCCGCCGGTCGTATGCTCACTAAGAAAGGAGAGAAGTATGCAGACGCAGTCTGATGCTCCCAAGAGACGAGGGGCCAAGCCCCAGCCGATCAAGCACGGCACCCTACATGCCTACCGCAAATACAAGTGCCGTTGCAGGCCCTGCATTGACGCTCAGACCGAGCGTTGCAACACGTGGACGCGTACCCGAGACCTTGCCAACGCACCTCACGGCACTGTTTCTGGCTACATCAATTGGCGGTGTCGCTGCTATGCATGCAAGCTGGCTGGCTCCATCCAGAACAAGGAAGTCAAAGCACGCATGATCGCGCGAGGATGGATACCCAAGGCGCGAAGGAAGTGACGTGGAAACTATCGAGGAACTGATGAAGCGCACCATCGTCTACGTCCCCGACGACTCCGGCTTCTGGAGCGAGGACCGGGAGCGAGTCTTCCATTGGCGAGCTGGACGACCGCGCTTTACCCTGTGCGGTCTCGAAGAAGAACACTTCGACCTTAAGCCTTTGGGAGAGATAACTCTCTCGGTATGTCTTTCCTGCGAAGAAGTAACCAAGCGAATAGAGAAAGGATGGTCTTCATGATCGGAGACCTATACGAACCACGCCAAATCCAGATCAACCTGGACGAGTATCAGCTAGCCGCCACCATCGAAGCAACCCATGATGCCCTCATAAAGAGAGTCAAATGGACGGTGATCAGAGAACCTCATTGGGCAGGTCTGGACTACCAGATAATCAAGATGTCCATCTCCCACCTCGCTCAGGCCTATACCACCTTCATGTTCGCGGCTCGCGACCTACCTTCCGAAGCATTCCACAGCGAGTTCTTCTCCACGTTTTCGATTGAGCCAGACATGTGGGGTCTCATCAATGCCATCACTTTTGGCAAGAACTGGGAAAGCATGCCGATCCACCCCCACATGCCGGGACACCCGAGCCGACCAGCGTGCAGCCTCTGCGACGGATTCGAGATGGCATGAAAGCCATAGGATTCACGGGCACCCAAGCGGGAATGAACGACGATCAATTCCAGGAAGTCTGGTGGACGCTGCAGGGCTACCGAGCCAACGGCTACCGAGAATTTCATCATGGTGACTGCATCGGTGCTGACGTAGAGGCAGCAACTATCGCTAACGTCCTGGGCTACAAGATCGTATGCCACCCACCGGATAACCCGTCCAAGCGTGGATACTTCTGGGCTAATGACGTAGTGCTTGAGGAGTTCCCATACCTCACCCGCAATCAGCACATCGTCAGGGACACCGAGTTTGTGATCGCCACTCCCAAGGAACAGAAAGAAATAGACCGAAGCGGTACCTGGGCCACGATCAGACAAGCAAGAGCCCGGACCCAAGCTCATGTCATCACTCCTGACGGAATGCTCGAGGTACAGGACAAGTCGTACGCCTTCGGGAGAGCGAGGAAGGTCGGATGAGCGACACTGATGCCGATTGGACCAACACACTGGCCTGCCGATGGGCAGAAGGTCACCTGAAGCTTCCGAAGGGGAGTGTGATAAAGGTGACCTACGGTCACGAAAGTGAAGATCATTACTATGTCGGGCCTGACGAGTACGACTCCCAAAACATGGGATCCTGGACCTACATGTGGGCCTGGCTCAACATCGAAGTCCCCGACCCCTACGGCGGGATGTACCCCGTACACAGATTGGATATCAGTCTGAGTCTTGAGACAGCAGTGAAAGAAATGCTCGCCCTTGGCGAGTCCATCATCGAAAGTGGAGAAAAACTATGAGACTCAACGATGCAGCCATCATCAACGTGGTTCACAATTATGTGAGATGGACCAACCCCAACGCAGGCTTCGACGATTTAGACATCATAGATATCGCGTCAAGGACATTTCACAAACCAGGGAACATCGGCATATGGGCCGACGCCGAGTCGATATGCAAAAAGAAATTTGACGGAGACGCGATCTTCATACGAAGGTCTGTAGCTGAAAAGATCCTCCCACCTTGCAAGCGGTGCTACGGCCTGTAAAGTCTCCCATGGTGGCCGTAGCTCAACGGTAGAGTGCCTGGTTGTGATCCAGGAGACGAGGGGTTCGACACCCCCCGGTCACCCCATGAGGGCGCGTGGTGCCCAGCTAAAGAGTGTTATCCGCTGGGCCAAGTGGCGAAAGTAAGGGTCGACCGCAGCAGCCCGCGCCCTCATTCATATTCCTTCCGATAGCGGAAGTATTTAGAAACGACACTCCCAAGCATTGCAACCATAGTCCCAGTCCACTTTCTGGTCCCAGACCTCGCAATCGTTAGCCTCGGTCCTGAATTTACACGACACACAGGTTGCCAGGACCTCCCTGTAGCGCCAGGTCCCTTGCTTGGCCATCTGTAAGCTCATGCCGTAGCTATGCACCGACATGCCGTGTTGGATCGCCCCGTGGAAGGCCCACTTGGGCCAGGTAATAGGGTCGCTATGCGCTTCGCGATGGTGAAAACGGCAAAGACTGACTAGGTTCCAGGGTTCATCAGGCCCGCCGTGACTACGGAAAATGATGTGGTGGATCTCTGTGTCCCCGACAAGTCCACACACCTGGCACTGACCACCATCGCGTTCAGCTACCTGTTGGTAGGGGTTGGGCTTGGCCACGGATCTCCTCTTGGAATAGGTCCATCATCTCTCCGTAGGTCATAGTAATTCCTTCGGGTGAAGGTACTAAACCTCCCATTCTCGGACGCCTGGCTGAGAGATTGGTAACCACAGAGGTTCCCTTCCGGATCGCCGGGTACCTGCCCTTTAGAAACTGATACCAAGTCATGGGCGAGGCATCGGGCCCAACATGGACGATAGGTGGAAGGTCTACGCCGTCGTACATTTGCCAGGCCAAGCGCAACAGAACCCTCGCCGCGGCTTCGACATGAGTGGGGGTACCTGTTATGTCGTCCCATATAGACACAGGCTTGACGGCTTCTATCGCTTCACCTGAAGGTCGCACAATGGTCTCGTACCCCGACTTGACCGCAAGCATCGGCGCGCTCTGCGGGTATTCGGGTCCGAACAGCCAGCCGATACGGGCTATCACTGTGCTGGGACTGATGGCAGCGTTCCACTCTCCCCGTAACTTGCTGAGGCCATACTGCTGGACAGGGAAAGGTCTATCTCCCGCCCGGTAAGGACCTTGGGGACCACCGCCAAACACGTAATCGGTTGACACGTGAAGCAATTTCATACCATAGGCAAGACAGGCTATGGAAAGAAACCCTGGACCCAGGGTATTGGCCCCTCCTCCGAGTTGAGCAAAAGTCTCCATCTGATTGACATTTGTGTAAGCCGCACAATTGATCACGATCTCGACACCTCGGGCTGCTGCTCGGGCAAGGTACTCCGCCACCTGGCGAGCGTCGGTTACGTTGAGATCAAGGTGTCTGGCCATCTCCAACGGGAGGCCCAGGCTCGACAGCTTCAACATACGTTCGGCTAAGCGTCCTCCGCCTACGACAAGTATCACCGAATCAGGATACCGCCACGCCTTCATGCTTCCTTCGCCTGAAATTAGTCGTCCATGACAATCAGGTTGGCATCTTCGGGAAGGTCCCAACACACGTGACGGTTACCCGTAGCTACCTCCATCGCGAGAGCAGGTTCGTGGTACCCATCCTTTTTCTTCGTGCGAACAATCACAAGTGCTTCCTTGCACTTGTCACACTCGCGACGCTCATACTCCATGGCGATACCAACGTTCTTAGGCATTGACGATCCTCACTATCTGGATGACGAATCCGAAGACCAGGCCCCCGAAGAAGGCATACCAGCCCCTCCGATCCATCCTTCTCATGAACAACCAGTCGTCTCCCCGCACACTTGGCACGTAAAGCAAGCCCCGGTCTTCACCAGGGCCTTGTTACCACAGAAAAAGCACTTCTCAGGCATTGATCATCTCCAAAATTTGCTTGCCTTTGGTCACGAGAAGATAAGCAAACTCAGCGCGGGTCATCTTCTCATCGGGATACCAAAGCTTCCCGTCGCCGACCATGATACCTCGCTCGATCATCCGGCGTGCCTGTACCTCGGCCCAATGTCCAGTCAGGTCTGGATAGGAAACCTGCGGCGGCAGAATGATGGGCGGGGAACCACCGGGGAGGATGCTCTTGATGTAGGAACGCTCCCAGGCCATATCAAGGGAATGGGGATCAGACTTGCGAGCAGGTGCCCACTCCTTGTGGCCACACAAGAAGGCTTCCGATCTCTTCACGTGAAGCAAAATGGCAGCGGTCGCCCGACGCACCGAGTCTAACTGTGCCAGCGGCCAAGGCTCGGCAGCAGTACCAGCGTTATACATCTCAAAGCCGATCATCGAACGGTTGCCCGTCATCCCGTTCCACGACCCCGCTCCGGCATGATTAGCTACACCCGTAGCGACGATGTAGTGGGTGCCATCACGTTCTGTTCCAACATTACACAGAGGGGGAGGGGTAGTGGCATTGCCCTTATAGGCAAGCAGGTTGTTGACACTGGCCGTCGTCCAGTTTGTTCCCGTGACGGTATGGTGCCAGACCACTCCAGGATTGGCTATTCCATCGTCCCTACCCCTGGCATCCGCGCCGTCCAGTACCACCACTGGTAGGCCAGCAGCTTTCAGGACGGCGGGGAGCCAAGACCACATCATGACTTAGGTACTCTCAGTCCAGACTCGTTATCGCCTGCGTCTCCAGCCTGATGCCAGCCCGGATCAAAGGTACCCATGTCTTCGTTGTAACCCACGTCACCGGGGTTAAAGCCCTCATCGAAGCGGCTTCAGCGAGGAGCAGCATCGTCACTGCCGCCCCCGTAAGCCTCCTCTCCTGCTTCAAGCAAAACTTCTGCGGTGATCTTGCGACTGTTGTTCAGGGCACCCTTTGCCTCTGCGATAACCGAAGCAACACCTGCAAGGATTGCACCTGTGAGCAGACGGTTCTCGAGGTCAAGGCCACTGAAAGTGAATTGCTCGACCACGCTGGCCGGAATGAAGGTGGCCGCAAAGCCCACCGCCCAGGCCAAAATATTCACCAGCCGACCATCGACGCCCGTAGCAACGCTACGAATCCACTCGACAGCCAGGGTTACCAACGTACCAACAATCAGAAAAGCCAGTCCAGTATCCATTCATCCCTCCTTGGGGGGTTCGTTCAAGTGAACTCTAACATCCACTTTACCATTTCTATCACTGGCGACGTGCCAATGATCACAATGCCTACAATCGTAGGCCAACAGGTCAAGGGTCCTGCTAGACGCCATTTTAGCGTACAGCCGGGCTTCTTCACCTGAAGGAAACCCGAACTTCTTGCTCGGGCAATTCTTAATCCTCCACGGATGTGGGTCCTCCGCCTTGCGTTTCTTCGCTGTTCCCTTGCTCGACATGCTTAGCCTCCTTCAGGTGACCTTCCATCAGAGCAGCCCCGATGAAATCGTACGGAACGATGAACCCACAAGCATTACAACGCAACGACTTGCTACTCATCCCAACCACCAGCCAATCAAGCCAGGAATCCCAACAAGAAAAGCTATCTCTAACAAATCAGACCGTCTAGGTCTGTCTCTCATTTCAAGTCCACCGCATCCTTGAGAAAAGCGATAGCTCGTGAGATCATGGCCTCAGCTTCCTCAATCCTCTTCTGCGTCACGTCTTGCGCCTCGCGCAAATGAGACCTTTCCTGGCGCAACTCATAAAGCTTGTTAACCAATTCGCCCGGAGTCAACTCGGGCTCTGCCTTTGCCTTCATTTCATCAAACATCATTTCTTCTTTCTCTTGTAGCGACGCCAATGAGCCAAGAACTCATCAGCAGATTGCCGGAGCTCACTGGTCCAGTAGACAAGCTCTGCGGAAGCCTTCTGACCTTCCTCAGTTATCACCGACTGGTACAGAGTGCCTCCATCGTCATCATTCTCTGACTCAACAATCCACGTGATCTGGATACCGCCCTCCTGATCGAAGGCGATGCTTGCGATGGTCTGTTCCGACGGAACCTCTTCTCTCATTTCTTCTCCCTTGCCACGACCTTGCCCTTGTAGAAGGTCTCATGCCTCTCGGAAACATTGGGGTTGACCACAACCTTCACCTGAAGATCCACGGGCACCCCGAAGAATTCTTCAGCTATGTGGCGCGCTCTGCGGTCAATTTCCTGGGCTGAGTTGCCCTTAACTATGTAGACCAGCTCCTGATGGGTGAACTCATGCATCGTCATCGGGATCCCTTACCTCTTCAATCAGAACCTCATGATCACGAGTGAGCCTGCCGGTCCTTCTGTTCTCACGAATAGAAACCCCGACGACCTTGCCCTTAATGGTCACCTGAACATCTTCACCAAGGATGAGGGGTTCGGCGATAGCCCCTTTGAATTGTCGGATCGTCACCGAGCACCCATCCAGGTCCTCGCCCTCAAATCTGACTGCCACGTTCGTCCCTCCACTGTTCGTACACCCGCTCGAGGGCCACTCCCTTAGCTAGGGAGAGCCTCCGTACCCAGGCTTCGTCCGTTTCGTTGGCCAAAGCATCAGCTACAGCCGAGACCAGATCGTACTCCTCCTGTTTACCATGCGCCGCCAACGCGGCGTTCACGTGAAAGAATATGCCATAAGGTTCTCTGACCCGTATCCCTTGATCTTTTATGTACCGGACGGTGGCAATCAGGTCCCCGAAAGACCAACCATTCACCGCCATTTCGTCTTTCAACTGGCCCAAGAACACGGCTCTACGCCCGCCGGGCGGGTGACTGACACCCAATTGTTCTCGTAGATATAGAGAGAACTCAAAAGGATTGGAGGGAAGTTCACCTGAAGTATGGTTAGAAATAGAACGACGGTTCACTGCCACTCGGCTACCTCCGCACAATCTCTGCACACATCGAATGTGACGGATACTGGAGCCGTAAATATCACCAACCGGTCAGCTGGAGCCTGGTCGCAACTCATACACAAGGTCACCACGATGGGCCTGCGAAACCGCCCGAGTGTAACTTCAATACTTCTTCGTACAGGGCCTGCGAGTCGTACATCTTCCATTCCACCCTCACTTTCTCGTCCATCTCCCCCTTCGGTATCATCGCCAACGAATAGGGGGTCCAAAGCATCGAGACTACCCGCCCCTTGTTCCCGTGTCGTGACTTCAAGATCTCGAGGCGCACCTCCGCTCGCTTGAGCGAATCCATTTCCTCGTCATCTTCCTTGCCTGCTTCAGGCCTGTAGAGACTGAACACAAAATCTGCTGTCTCTTCTACAGTTCCAGCATCTCGAGCAACATCCATCTCAAACCGCTGTCCAACCTTTCCTTCACGTGAAACTTGGTGCGGCGTGATAATCACCACGCCCAAGTCTTTAGCGAATCGCTTCAACTCCATGATGGCGTCAGAGACCTGGTGGTACCTGTCTTTGCCTCGAAAGGCTCTAGCCCAATAACCCAAATAGTCCACCAACATCACCCGTGGCGGCTCACCAATCCTGTCGATGAACTCCTCATAGAGGGCTGGAACATCAGCAGGAGGAATCCGGTTCTCGTCACAAATGAGGAAATTGTGGTACCAGTCACCCATCTCTTTAGGTGAAGCCCATGGATTATAGATACGCCCCACTCGCTCCAATCGGCTCGTCGTCTCAGCCTTAGTTTGTTCAAGTGACAGAAGCAAAGTCGGCACTCCCGGCCCGTGCTTGTCGCCTTTGAAATTTGACCACGCGCTGAGATTATGTGCTATCTGGGTCAGCATCGCCGTCTTCCCCTCTCCAGTTTTGGCCAGTACCACCATCACCTGGCCAGGGAGAAGGCCTGGACTCAACGACCAATCGAGGTCTTTCCAACCCAACTTGAGGCCCTGAAGACCGAGCATCTCGTCACGCTCTTTAAGACCATCCAAGAACTCATAAAGTCGATGCCCACGCATCTGATCCAAAAGGACCTGAAACTCATCCTTCGTGTGAAGGTCGCGAAGGAAGTACTCGGTGACGTCTGTTGAGGCGGCTTCATCAGGTACCGGGAGGTCCACGATGCGGGCACGCTTTCCCAAGAACTGCTCAACTTTGGCGGCACCTTTCTCTCCCGCGTCATCGGCATCAAGCACGACGAAGACTCTCTTGGCGCCCTCGAACCAGGTGTTCCAGCCCTCCTGATAGTTAAGGGCCCCGGGTATAGCGCACGTGCTATAACCCTGTTGATCCAGAAACATGGCATCAAGCTCACCCTCGCACAGGACTACCTCTTTGTGGCCCCGGAGATTGTCCACCCCGAACAGATAGACGTTGGTGTCTTTCGCCTGAAGAATGCCCCCACCGTCGATGGACTTGCCACGAATCGTGACGATATGATCACGCTGGTAGTAGGGGATAACAACCCTGTCCCAGAACAGGGGGTAGTTCTTGCCGTTCCTCTCGTTTACGAGCCCGGCGTGCCTGAGATCTGCGATAGACCACCGCTCAAGCAACCGACCCATCAGGTTCTTGTCAGCCCATCCGAGTCGGTACTTGGCGATAGTGGCCGAGGTCAGACCCCTCTCCCTACGGAGATAGTCCCTAGCCCCTGGCGCGTCGAACAGCGCATCGGTACACAAATCTACCATGTCGGCCCACACGTGCCATTTGTGAGCTAGGTCGCGAGTGAACGGCTCGGGCTTGTCACCAAGCATCACCTGGAGTGCGTAGAACGACCCCTTCTCCCCGCACTTGTGACATATGAATGCCCCATGATCACGGTTTACATACAGGTGCCCGTACTTGTTCTTATCCCCACAAAAAGGGCACTGCGTCTGATGTTCGCCTGGCGCTGCCCTGAGCTTGAACCCCTTATCGAGGAGGTATTGCTCTGGGCTGATCATGTCAGAAAGGGTTCTCGGTTGGCTGCTCTATCGCAGCTTTCGATGCCTTTCCTGCTGGAATGACTTCCTTGACACGCATCCAAATGGTGCCCTCTTTGCCTGGCTTGTGCTCAATCAGAATCCGACACGGCAATCCGATCAGATTATCGGTCGAGAAAGCCGGATCGTCTTCACTAAAGGCCTTGCCCGTCAGCGCCTTGACCCAATGGTAAGGCTTGCAGTTGGGGTGCGGATTGAAGTTGATCGAGGTCTCGCCAATGATGTCTGCACCAAACCACTCGTTGTCTGGTTCCGTGACAGTGAACAGCCACTTCAGCTTCTCGATCTTCTTGTTCTGGTGAACAAACTCGTGATACTCGACGCCCGCGACGCGAGCATCCACGATGGCATTTTCCTCAAGCAACGGCCGCGTCGGCCCTCTCTTGAATTCCCATCCACTCATTTGACTATCCCTTCCTTGCGTTGTCTAGTGCCGCCTTGAAATGTTCTCGGCAATACACCTTGTCCGGAAAGCGAATCTTCGTGACTTCACGTAGATCCTCGTCGTCTACGGATGCCGAACACACCTCGCAAACGAATTCTGCTGTGATCCCGCCTTCGGCCAGGATCTCAAGCGTCTGGTCCATAGTGGGTTCCGGCCCGCTATCGGTGCTGTCAGGCTCGGGGTGGGATTCCGATTCCTCTGGCGTGCTAGCGGTGGGCGGCTCCACTACGTCAAGCACCTCCTGGGTCCCTTGGGTAGGTTCCAGTACCGGTGCCTCAACTTCAGCCGCTACCTCGACAGGAAGGTCAGGGGCTTCGGTCTCTGTAGTTTTACCACGTGGCTTCAAAGTCTTCTTCGCCTGAAGCTCCTCGGGAGTGGGAACAGCCGCACCAGAATTAGATACAACCCGCTCGGCCCCAATGGTATCTATCACCTGACGCTCTTGGCCCTCGCCCCAACGCTCACTAGCCATGAAGGTCTTGAGCAAGCGATCCCAGTCGCCGACGAAATTCGACGAGAGCGGAAACCGTGCGGGCATGTTGCCCGAGTGATCCTTGACCCAAGGATACATGCGTGACGAGTGAGTCAGAAGCACTCGCTGCACCACAGCATCTCCATCCTGATCCAAGGTCTCGAAGGTGTCGAGTGCCCCCACGACGTCAAACCAACTCGAAGCCTCGTTCTTGGCAGCACCCTGAAGCGCCAACTCGCGCACCATGAATCCATCCTGTCCATCCTGAGAAGCCGTCAGGTGAAACAACACGATTACATGCATGGGCAAATCTATCAAGGTCTGCATCACGGAACGATAAGCATCAGCCAGCCAGGTCCAGTCACCTGGACCAAACTCTCCTCGGTTCTTGGCTCGTCTCGCCGAAGCCATCTGCTGGAACAACTGATCGCCCGTGTCGACCGTGATCGCCTTGTACTTGTTCTCGCCCAGCATGGCCTTCATCTGAAGGTTGGAAACCAGTACGTGAAGTTGGTCTTGGACTGTGGACTCGACAGACCCATCGGACCGGATCTTGTTCCCGAGCTTCACGTGAGGCAGGAACCTGTCCGCCACCGACTTGATCGGGGAGTCAACAAACCACACAAATAGGTTCTCCCCTGGCTCACATGTAGAGGCCAGCAAGGTCTTGGCCGCTCCGGGGTAACCGGCGACAGCCACCTTCCACGGCCCCTCCCGGTCCTCGCGACCGGTAATTTGAATCTCTAGTTCTTCGGCCATCGTTCCTTCTTTCCTTGGTTCCCGCCCCAGCGATCTGCGCTAGCGCGGGTTCGTCCCTGTCCGGGCAAAATAGCTTCATCCGGTTCTAATTCATCGGTGAACTTCATGTGAAGACCCTTGCGGAAGGCCTGGGCCTCAGGATACTCGTCGCAATAGACACACACGCCAGGTGAATGCAACACCCGGTTATCACAGTGAACAAGTATGTCACGCTCCTCCAGAAAGGCCAAGTATGCCTCAGTCGCCCGAAGGCCTCGACCAAGTTCCTGCACTTCAGGACCAAGAGCTTCGAACAAGTCTTCGGTCATGTCTTGCCCAAATTCTGTAGAGTTGCCTCATAGTCAGCCTTCATACGAAGATCATCGGGCAGCGCCCGTATTTCCAGGGGCATCAAATGCTCATCCGGTATCTCTAGGGTCAGCTTCACCACCCTCGTTGCAGACTCTCCTATGTTCTGAGGCTCAGCTTGTGTCATCGACACCACCTTCAAACCAGTAATCTTGGAAGAGGGGGGATTCTTCACGGGAACAACCTGCAGGTACACAACACCTTTTGCCATCACATCTCCACTGGATTGGGCATGCCAGAACCACAGACTTCACCCACGAATGGGCAGTAACCGCAGTTTTCGCCTTTGATATCGAGGGGAAAAATGTCAGCCTGGATCGCCTTGTCCATCTCAATCACAGCCAAATACAAACGCTGGTAGTCGAGAGCCTCGCGGTCACCAGCATTCCACATCTTGTTGTTGCGGGCGTGGTACCACCAACCGCCTCGCTGATAGTCCGCAAACCGAGTGTGTCCATCTTCGAAGCCTGGAACCCTAGTCCAAAACTCGGGTCGCATGGTGGCATAACAGTAAGCCGTGAACTGGATGTTGTATCGAAGCTTCTCGGGAACATGCGCACCGGTCTTGATATCGACTACCTCCAAGCGCTTCTGTCCCTCCCGTATCCAAAGCTTGTCGATGGTCCCCTGAAGCACGTGCTCTCCGATAGGAACTTCGAACTGAATCTCGGTCCCGACCAATGCTCCCTGGAACGGAAGAAGCTCGTGATACTCATCAAGCATCTTGAGCCCGCGCTCGAGAAGACTCTGCCAGGTCGTAGAGCGATGATAGAAATCCACCTTCTCACCTAGCTCGTCGGGATGCTCCCAATACCAGGCAAAGGTGCGTCTCGCCAGATCGAGGTCGTTGTCGAACTCTTCATAGACCTCAACGGCGTAATGCCAGACCGTGCCCATGACAGTCAAGGAACCAGAAAGTTCTTTGCCTATACCTAAAACTTGAGACAGGAAAAATTGCTGGGCGCAGTTACCGAACTGCTTCAGCCCGCTCTGCCGGACTATCACTTACGTACTTCTCCCATCTGGTGTCAGACATGAATCCCGGAGGTTTCCACCCCAAGTGATTCCATGTCTGGGTCGGGTCGACACAGTATCCGACATCGACACCACGTCGTTCAGGTGAAACAATATGGGGCACCCCACCGATGCGGTCCAGCACCCTACCAAGAGTGTGTTCTTCCCCTGTGGCAATGTTGCGAACGAAGCACACCCCGGGACCCGGCCGATCCACTGACAACTGATATATCGCCTTCACGTTGTCTTCCACGTACAGCCAGTCTCGCTCGAAGCCATAGCCGTGGACCACCATCGGGATCCCAGTCCGCTTGGCCTTGAGGGCTGCTGGAATGAACTTCTCCTCATGCTGTCGAGGACCCCAATTGTTTGAGCTACGGGTAATGACGGCGGCCACATCAAAGCTCCGCACATAGGTCTGAACCATGAACTCTGCTGCGGCTTTGGTGGCCGCGTAAGGATTCTGGGGGTGGAGGGCGTCTGTCTCCCTGTGGGGGAAAGGATCGTCTCCGTACACCTCGTCAGTCGATATCTGAACAAAGGTAATGGGCTTGTCTCTGACCGCCTCCAGAAGGGACACCACCCCATCGACATTGCTTCGCGTGAAGGTCGGAACCGATCGGTAAGAGCTATCTACGTGAGACTCGGCAGCGAAGTTGACCACCACGTCAGGCTTATAGCGAGCCACCACATCCTTCACGAGACGCTCGTCACAGATATCTCCGACCACCCGGTCTTCCGTATAGAGATCGGGATTCGATGAATAGGTAAGGGCGTCGACTATCAGGAAGTCTTCTCCCTCGGTCGCGAGCAAGTCTGCGAAGTGACTGCCTATGAAACCGAGTCCACCAGTTACTAGCCAACGCACTCAGTTTACCTCTAAGTCGTGAACGGCCTCACGCAATTGGACACGCAAATCAGCGATGATCTTTATCAAGTCCTCTTTGTTGGGACGCTCCTCGATGAGTTCTCGCAGCTTGAGAACTTCACCTTGCAAAGCCAGCACCTCTGTCCGGCTGGCATCCAGCTTCTGTTCCAGCCTCAAAAAAGAATCTCCAAACGACAAGGGGCTCTGCAATTCATCAGCCACCTTATTGATCAAAGCGCGTCGCGCGTGGCTGCCATACAACGAACCCGCAGCAATCAAAGCAACCACCGCAACAACAAGAATACGTCGCATGAGGATTGCACTGCCATCAGGTAGAAACATTGCCATAAACAAGAGGGTTGCCAGAAGCAATAACTTCACGGACCTCAACGACTCATTGATAATGGTGCTATCACTCAATGACTTAAGCGCACCGTTCTTCCCTGAACGCGACAACAACACACCATCGACAATGGCCTGCACCAACAAATACAGACTCGCGGTCGAAGCCACCCCCGTAAGCACCATAGAAATGATCAAGACGATCTGTGCCGATTCCATCTAACTTCCCCCCTGGACATCAAGATCTGTAACTGCAACTGCAGCAACGCAATCCGCGCACTGGCTTCAGCCTTTTCGCGCTCGCGTTCATCACGCTCTTTATCCGTCTCGACCCTTACTTCATCCGTCTTGATCTTAGCCATTTTAAGGCTTCTTTCCTTCGACTTCTGCAAGTCTCGCCTTGATCATTTGCTCGGCTATGTCAGTTCCCTTAAGGGCTATATCCCTCCAAAACTCACTGTCTCTTTGTGCCTGACGAATTTGGTCATCTTTGATCGACACCACCGACTTTGGCACCAACCAACCATTGATCAGCGCCAACACCAACCAGCCCAGTACTCCTACTGCGCTTCCTCCTGTCAGCAGATCAACAAATTCTGGCGTCAAGTCCTCGGCCTTCACGTGAACAATGACCAACTCTAATAGGTATCATGGACATATGACTGATCACCCAGCAAAATACAGCCCTAAAGTACTCCAAACCATCTCGAACATGCTGGGCCAGCCGCGCAAAGGGAGCAATAAGATCCTCGATCCCTTCGCTGGAACGGGACTGATCCATAGCCTGAGACCCACTTGGCATACCATCGGAGTCGAAATTGAACAGGAGTGGGCGGCCCTCAGTCCCCATACGGTCCACGAAGACGCTCTTATCTTCCTGGGTTATACGCCTGACGAGTGGTACGACGCCATCGTCACCTCACCATGCTTCGGGAACCGCATGGCTGACCACCACGACGCAAAAGACTCCTCCAAACGGATCACCTACCGCCACATGCTGGGCAGAGCCCTGAGCGCTGGCAGTGCGGCAGGCATGCCGTGGGGCAACCGCTACCGAGACTTCCATTCTGAGATCTGGACGGAGTGCGCTCGAGTCCTCAAGCCAGGTGGGGACTTCATCCTCCACATCTCAGACCACATCAGGAAGGGCGAGGTTCAGCCTGTCTCGCAATGGCACCGCGATGTTCTCGTGAAGGAAGGTTTGAAGTTCATCGAAGGCCTAGAAATTACCTCCCGCCGGATGCGCTTCGGCGCTAACCGCGAGCTGCGGGTGGTCTCTGAATACGTCTACCATTTCAAAAAATGAGATTGCTCGACCTGTTCTGTGGTGCTGGTGGAGCTTCCATGGGATATCACCGAGCAGGTTTCGATGAGATCGTAGGCATCGACAATCGCCCTCAGCCCAACTACCCATTCACCTTCATCCTGGGGGATGCCACGCAACCCCCGATAGACCTGGCTGCCTTCGACCTCATCCACGCCTCCCCACCATGCCAGGCATACAGCACGCTCAGACACCAACAGAGCCATACCTATCCCGAACTGATCCCAGTGGTGCGCCGGGCACTTGCCGGGAGACCCTACTGGGTGATCGAAAATGTGGTCGGAGCCAAGCAATCGTTGATAAACCCAATCAAGCTGTGTGGATCTCACTTCAACCTTCACCTGAACGATGGCTCAGAGTTGAGAAGACATCGCCTTTTCGAAACCTCTTTTCCAGTACCTGAACCCAAGTGCAACCACGTGGGACAGGTCCTCGGGGTCTACGGACGGCTGGAACCAATACGTAGACTCAGCAATGTCAACCGCCGCCCCAAGGGAGACCGGAAGGCAAGCAGGGCAGAGGCCAGAGAGCTAATGCAGATCGACTGGATGACCGACAAAGAACTGGTCGAGGCCATCCCTCCTTCTTACACCGAATACATAGGACGCGAGTTCCTGAAGCTATGAGGGAGTGGCCTGACGGAATGACGAGGCTCTGCAAATGCCTCAGCTTCAATAGACACACCACCGGAATCTGCTCAGCCTGGACCCCTCGCTACCGTCGGTTCGACAACGACATGCGAGCCTATTGCAACTCCTGCCTATGGCACTGCGTTAAACTTTTCGGGGATGAACCTCAGGCACCTGAATCGTCGCGATATTCGTAAAGACGCATCTATCTGCTCCTACTGTCTCGGGCACAACTCCCACTGGTGGGACACTCCGGACTATTCAGTCGAGCTTGATGAGGTGCTCGGATACGACACCGAACCCGGGTTTGACCATGAGCAACCACTGACTTGGTTCCCCCGCTGCGGCTAACTGCTCAGCAGCATAAGGATTATGACTCTCGGTCGAACCGTTAATCCAGAGTCGAACCCCGTTCACATACATCGACACTGGGGTATGGAAATGGCCTGCGGCCACATAATCGAAGGTCATCTGGTCCCAGATCCGTCCCATCATCGACCACGCCATGACTTTGCGGGTCCACCCATACCATGGAATACCGTTATAACCTTTGACCTGGTTGCCGTGACAGAGCATGAAGCGACACTTGGGTCCTAGGTCTGCCGGCATCCACCAGTCGAGCGACACATCCCACGACATATGCTTAACGTCCTGAGTCAGCATCGACACCACCTGATACAACATCCGATCAGCATTCGACTCGGGGTGCATGTCCTTGCGAGCCCTGCCCCCTAGATAACCATGGTTGCCAGGCACAGCAAACACGTCCACTTTAGGGAACGCGGCTGCCATTCTTCTAGTGAAGTTCCCGAGGATCCGCGGTCCATCCACAGTGACCTGTCGATATAGCGAAGCATCTATCTGCCAGGACTGACCAGGGAAGATCAACTCTCCCTCAACCATATCCCCCACCAAAAAAACAGCCAGGCGGTCCACTGGACGTACCTGGCGTTGATCATCTATCGACTTGATCAACTTGTCTGCGTAAACCTCCATGCGAGACTCGCAAATAGCCGAGTCATAGGACGGCGTGAGCTTCCCAAGCTGCCAGTCTGACAGAACTGCTACCCCTATCTCAGCACTCTTGGACTTAGTGGATTTAGGTGGCGGCTTGATGGGAGAAAGTTCAAGTGAAGCAAGTCCGGACAAAATAGCTGAATGCACCGCCTCGGAGATCGCCTCGGTCTTAGCCTTCTCCTTGTCAAGGGCGCGGGAAAGTCGGTCAACCTCTTTCTTGAGATCCTTCACCCGATCATCTGCAGCATCGGCGACAAGCTGTGCTACATCAGGGCCAGACACATTGACACTCTTTCGCGAAATGACGCTTGACTGTTGAGATATCAACATCTACCCCAAAATATTGGGACAGGTCCCGTCGAACCTGGGCTCTGTTGACTGCCATAGGACGCTCGCTCTCGATCCGATGAAGAGCATCTAGATATTCCAGAGCAGGTTTCGGCAGGGTAAAGACCCAACATCGACTGCCAGAAGGCCGCCTCGACTGTGCGGACTTGACCAAATCTTCTAAAGAAGGCATCTTCGGCTGCCCTGTCATCTGGGGATACCTTACCAGTCTCAACCGAACATCAATGCCAAATCGAGAACTGAACGTCGTCCCCATTGGTCGTAGGCGACCCCGTCACCAAGACTTCTACCGTACAAACAGCCCCCGCGTGGAGGGTAGGCAAAATTAACTGCCACTCAAATTTGTCCACTCGAACGGTAGTTCCAGTCACTAACTCCACTTCAAACTCTATATCGGCAACTCCATCTGCCTCGAATTCGAGCTCAAACGCTGGCGTGTAGCTAGGGCGGGACTGAGCAACCGTCATTGAGGCCAAGACAGTGGGCCCGTTGGCATCTATGACCGACAGAAGTACCGCGTCAGCATCGGTGGGGGCTACATAGAACAGAGCCGTATAGACCCCTGTATCGAGCACCCCGACAGGCCAATTAACAGTATCGGTACCAGTCAACTCGGTGGCATCGCCATTGCTGGCCTGAGCATCTGAAACGTCCACCCCCGTGGACACTGCAGGCGCATCTTCAGCCTCTTGAGAATCCTCGAGAAGTAGAGGAGCTTCCCACGAGTGATACTGAACCGTCGTCTGAACATCCAGATCGACAATGGTCGGGCCGTGGCCCCGGACTAACCGTTCGACCGAACCCGTACCAATAAGTCCAGCATCGTTCATCTGAAGGATGGGGACAACCGTCCCGCCAGGGTCAACCCAAGTAATGACCCACGGGTCTATTTCGGTGCCAGTACCTGTCACAGTGACATCTACGATCGACGTGATATCAGTCTCCAAACGAGTGGCAAGCGTCGCCCCCGTATCGTCAAACATGATGGCATTCGTCTCATCTACACCATCGCTCAAGGTGAAATCACCACCATCCGACCCTTCGATCAAGGTCGTCACCGTTATGGTTCCCGAAATATCGACCGTACCGGTCATTTCCGGGACGTTCTGACCTCCTGGATCAGAGAACTCCACACTCCAGGTGCGGGTACCGGTCAAGTTTACAAACACCTCAGTGATATTGGTAAGTGCCTCGAGAGCATCCTTGATCTCAGTCACAGTCGGAGCTGCAGGGATGGTGGCAGTGGTCTCGCCGTCAAAAGTCAGCGTCCAAGTATTGGCCGCGGCCGACTTGACCACCTGTTGAACCTCGTTGCGAGGCTGCGTGTCCACCCAAACCTGTTGTACCTCATCGGCAATATCGTCATCTGAAACTCGGATCGTCACAAAGTTGCTGCCATCTACTCCGGTCGGAGCGAGCAGAAAGAACGCCTCAAGCTTCGTGAGAAGCATGTCATACTGCGGGGAGAACTGGTTGTAGTCTTGAACCGCAAGGGTTCCCGGCAAATAGGTGTAATGCTGACTGACCGCGAGGGGAGCCAACGCCGAAGGCAATCTACTCCCACCTTCAGCAAACGCCGTGGAAGCATCAATCTGGGGCACCGTGGGCGGAATAGCAGTCTGTTGAAGCGGGATGCCAGGCCCCAGAACAGCGCCAACGTCCGTATAGGTAGTGACGAGAACGGACCCGCCCTCCGTAACCGTATCGGATACCGTGGCAACCAAACTGTTCGCTGGGAAGGTGATAGACGCCTCAGTGCGGTAGATCCGCCAGCTGAGAACCCTGGTATCTAGGGGCAACTCAGAGGCTGGGATGGCCACCGTGACCGAATTGCTCGAGTTGGTCGTATTGACCGTCGGACGACGCTTCGTGCAATCCGGACTGGCCGTCCCGTCATCTAAGTAATTCGTCTCTGTGGCCAACACTGTCGCCAACAGCCAGTAGTCCGTCTCATCTGGCGCTCTGCGGTATATCTTCCACCCCGTAGCCTCATCAGGAGGAGTCCCGAAGGTCAAAGTGATCGTGTTGGTATTGGTACCTGTCGGTACAACCACCGTAAGAATATTGGGCGCTGGCGTCTGCGCGCTAGTTCCCTGGTAGTACGAAAGGGCATAGCGATAAGTGCCAGGAATCAGAGTGCCTCCCGTAGTGGCTACCACCGCCGAAGGGATTGGCGGTGGAGTCAACGGAGAGGGCGTCGAGACCGGCCCTGTCGTGGAGGCTTGAGTCTCGTTGCCGTCAGCATCCACATAAGAAAACTTGTAGTAGAAGGTCCGGCCACCAGGCAGAGTGCCCGATGTGCCTAGCGTCAGGTCGGGGAATACCAGCGAGGCTGGGCCCTGGAGCGAGGACACCTCATCTGAGCCACGGTGATCATGATTGAACAACGTGAACAGAAGGGCATCTATCAAATCCCTGTCCTTGGACGAGAACTGACTCCCATCATCAGTGATCGCTCCCGGAGGGAATTTCTTGAAACCGAAGTTGGTGGTATTGGGCATTATTCTCCTGAATATCAAACGATAGCGTTGGTACCGAGCAGGGTCGGGTTCTTAAACGACGTTCCTTCGAAATAAGTCCTGTATCTAATACGGTAAGCAGTCGCAGCTATACCCTGGACCCACACCAAAGCCCCGATATAATAAGGTGCCTTCTCCGGCTCCTCTATGCCGTCGTTAGTGGTACGCCACTCCTTCACCCCCGCCGACACAGCTGGATAATCGCCCTCTATGAGGACCTCTCCCTCCTGAAGCTCAACCCCAAGCTGGAAGAAGGGCTGGCCCTCGAAGGCCAACTTAAAGGATATCTCCAGTTCGATTACTTCAGGCGAAAGAAATAAATCATGAACGTTCTCAACCCTCTCGGGAACTGCCCAAGTGCCACGATCAAGTTCCTGCTTGTTATTAGCAGTACGAATCCCTGGATAGATCATGCCGCCGCCACCCCCAACACAAAATTATCAGCATCCACATGCACCAAACCGCTACCGATAACAGGGTTGCCATGGATGAAAGTCCACTCAACCGTAACCGCATAAGCACCAACCGGTGCAACTTGAACACGGTCATAAGTCACATATGAAGTCGTGAGGGTGACCTGACTTATGGCGTTGCCAGTGGGGGTGGCCACTCCTGTCTGAATGGCTACCCCGTCTACGTCGCGCCACGTCATCGAAGCTTGAACCCGAGGATAATTTATACTGCCAACCGTGTAATTCCGATTGCTCATGACTCGCGCTGTGGTGGTGACCACATCACCCTCCACTAGAAACGCCGCCGCGCCAATCTGAAGACCATTCGCCATATGAGGTATCAACGAACACCAATACGCTGGCTGAGGGTAGACACTCCGGCTGATACCCACTGTTGCCGTGTCGGGGTCTTCGGTCAGCCGAAGATGCTTGGTCCCAGTGTCGGGATTCTCAGCCGATACGTATGGCACCCACTTCCGACCCGCCTTCGGACCACTATTGAAGAACGCTGAATCTGCATGGCTACTGGCCCCAAAGACAGTGAACGTCTGGCCGACTCTTGATTTGTAAACAATGTTGTCAGCAGTAAGCGGAAAAACATCGGGAGCCTCGATCAGCTGGATACCTTCAGACGAAGCATCGGGAAACGCTCCCGTCTGTAACTCATGACCAATATACTCATCAAGCTGGTGACTCTCCACCCCACCATCGGGCAAGATGTTCTCACCATAAACAATCGGCTCGTTACAACAGCCCGACATGATGATCGGATCCTCCGGAGCCACGGGAGCCAGGGCACGTACCGCCGCATATCCTCTATAAGTTTCACCAATAAACCGGAAGGTCATATCAAGGGTCACCAGCTACCCCCAAACTAAAAGTGTCAGCATCAATCTGGCATGTCGAGTTGGGGAAGTTATAAGACAACCGCGTGGTAGTCAGACAGTAATAAGCACCAAACGGAGCAAGCTCGGTCCACGAATACTGGGTATAGACAGAGGCCAAGGGTTGGTTGCTAGAAAAGAAACTCGAAAAAGGAATCTCTGCAAAAGTCGAGTCGAACCACGTGATAATGGTTGATATGAACGGGATGCCACCCGACTCCAAGCCAACATGACGCCACTTTGAAGACCAGGTAACCACATCCCCTTGCTGCACCCTGGCTGAATACATACGAAACCGATTCCGACAAGACCGACCCCCTAAGGCATACAAATAGTGAGGTCCGCTACCAGCAACACTTGCCTGATTCAGGCGCGCATGATAGGTACCCGCTTCAGGACCCACGGTCGATAAATTCCAATGTCTTGCAAAGCTCTGACCCCATCCAACTACGTCAGGAGCGCAAGTCTTATCAGACCACGTCAGTGCTGGGAAGCACCACGGCACCGGCAAATCCGCAGCCAGATAACCACTGATCGAGGTCACATCAGCGTTGTAAAACGGAATGTCATCGCCGCCCGGACCCCCACCACCCGAAAGCGTCAGGTGATTCTCGAATCCAGGGTCGCGCAAGATGTTCTCGCCCAATATCCGAGGTTCAGCAATCAAAACTGCCATCAAGCTATCTCCACTTTGCAATCAATGATGTCAACCACGAAATTCCCAGTCCCTGGCGCGACATTGAACACCCACACCGGCCTTGTGAATGCCCACTCAGACACGACGTTGCCGTCAGCCGTAGGACCGCCTGCCGGAACGACGTAGCTATAGGTATGAAGGGTGTAGTCGCTGGACACAGGAAGGACTATCGGGTCGGAATAGCTCCACGGATCAGGTGTCTGCTGATAATCCCCCGCCTCATCGAAAATGTCGAAACCTTGCCAAAAATGGACCGTGTCTGAAGCTACAGAGAGACTGACATAAGAGTCAACGGTCAACACCTGACCCGTCTCGATCCTAGTCAATAACCACTGGGCTTCCACCGCTGCGCCCTGAGGATAGGGTATACCGCAAAATAACTGGCCACCGGCTATCAGAATCGGCGGTGAATCCTCATACCCCACCCACGGGAGGCTCGGGAAGTTGTCTTCGATCCATTGAGACCTCAAATGCCTGGTACCGCCGCCCGGTCGTGGGTGAACAGTCGAAATTGCCCAACCAGGACTCGGATTGGACGAAAAATCCTGGGACGTAAACCAGATACCCTTCTGATCATCGGGTAGCGACCCATCCGAATACTGAAGCTGTCTGCCGAAACCAAACTCCCCGACGTTGGGTATCTCGGTACCAGACGGACCCCCCCCAACACTCTCAAACCCTGGATCGGGAAGCACGTCGCCAACTAGGGCCAGCACTTCGCAATCGTCAACAAGCGGAGGACACCCGTCACAAGGAATCTTGATCCAGATGCGACAACCGATGTAAGCCCCAAACTCGTCAATGATCCAGTTGGCTATCCCCACCGTTGCCGCGGGCGGTACGTCCCATCCGTCGATGATGGTCATATCCCAATCAAGGTCTGGCACCGCCTCAAAAGCACGATCGAAATACACTTCACGGGTTAGGAACTCCCCCCCGCCATATACCCGAGAGACATAAGGGCGCTGAGTCAGCCCAGACCAATTATTCCGATCCAGAGATTGCTTCTCCTGAACAGTGCGAACATTGCTATATGACCTCATCGAGTTACGCCAGTCTTGATATCGGCAGCAGTGCAAACGATCTCGAGATGCATCCAGTCCTTCTTCGAAGTCCAGTTGCCACCCCACTCAAACACTTTCTGACCATTGACGGTACGAATCTCAGCCACCGCTCTCTGAGCGGCTGCTTTCCAGGCAGCGCTAACCAGAGACGACGCCTTGTTAACCGCGTTGTCGGTCCAGTTGACATCAATAGCTAGACCCCACGAGTGCACCGACAGGACAGTCGTTCCCGAAATGTACCTGTAGTTATAGGCCCCGGTCTGACTGGGCTTGACGTAATAAAGCTCCTCGGCAATGATCTCTGACAACAACCTAAAGGCCGGGATGGCGAGAGCGTTGCAGGTTATGTTCACCGCTGAAACCTGGCTCACGCTCGTGTTTTCAGGCACCGGATAACCTATGGGAGGACTGTTATATAGATCCTGCCAGGGCACCATGAACGACAACGAAGTCTGATTGGACCCAGGCGCTCCCCAAGTAGCCCAGTAGAAAGCTTCGGAACGATTGACAACGGTCCCTCCACTCGAGCCGGATGGAGCAACCACATAGTCGCTGCCGTACAGGGCGGCCAGTTCCTCATCGGACATGGTGGCAATCGAAGTATTGATAGTGGGCAATCCTGGGAACAGGTCCGAAAAGTCATCCTCGACCCGATCCCATACATCAGTGTTGGCAAATTCTGGAAGTTCGAATATGGGTGGCGCTCCACCACCTCCACCATCAACTTCGATCTCTCCAATCGCTAAGAGGTAGGCATACAACGCAGGCGGCATATCTGCATAGGTATTGACCAGCCAGGTCCGATCAGGCCCCTCGCCCAACCAATGAGTGTCCATATCCATAAACCACGTGCCGTTCTGGAAGTCCATGGAGGAACTGACACCCTCTATGTAGTGGACAAACTGCTCGTGAGTAATTCGCTCATAGATAGTCACCTGATCGTCGGGCATGAACGCGGGACAGCCCGGAATCCGTACCTTGTCCTTACGAAACGTCCAGTGAATCCACAAGGAGATGAGATAGGCGAATTTATCGACCTCGGCCTGGGCGATGAAGGGGTAGTTAGGAACCAACATAACGCGATCCTGACCCGCTAAGAGGGCCGCATCTCCTTGCGGACCGATAGTCCCAGGAATAGCCAAATCAGCACTCCAGGAGGGCGTCAGGGCCGTGTAGAGGCTCCTGTCGCTGGACGACACCACGATAATCTCACTCCGCAGCGAGGCATCGTCCAGAACCACTCCAAGATCGAGGATCACTTTCCTCTCATCGAGCGTCCGGACAGAGTCCGAACCCACGAACCCCTGACCCAGAACGTAATTCCCGGTACGCCAAATGTTAGGCATCCGACAAATCAGGCCCCCGGTAGCATCGCAATAGACAATGTACCCAAGGATCTCCTTGATCTGATTGATACCGTCCATCACGCTCTTGTTATCCCAGAAACTGGCAGGAATGCAAGGAGGGTCAACCGGATAGGCCCCCGAATTAAAGAAATCTCCCCAGATCCTCCCTACTGGGTTACCGAATTCATTCAAAACAGGATCGGCAGGGGTACCGCCAGCCCAATAGAACCCAGCCCAACCAGCCAAGACCTTGATTATATCCACATAATCGGTGATGTTACCCTCAACAAATTCGGTGGTGACTGTCGTCTCCGGGTCGCCTTCGCCTTCGAAGAAGGGATGATCGAAAACCTCAAGGCCATAGATCGAAGCGCGATAATAACCGTCGGACTCGACGTGGAGGTTTGTGAAAACCACCCTTATCTGCTCTGCGTAATACCGGTCGGGAAGAGTGATCCCAAACCAGGTTTCACTAGCAGGAACATTGATCGGTCCTGCCACATAGGCCATAGCCGAACCGTTGTTTAACGGCTCAGATGCCGTAGTGCCATACGGAATAGTGGCACTCCCCTGCCAGACACCACCCACCTTGACGCAAACATAAACCTGGTACCCGCCCCAGCGAGGACGAAACTGGACGAAGTTGATCGGATTGCCATTGGTATCGGCACTGATCCATTCAAAGGACGGATAGTCGCAACAACTGAGATGGTGACGAGAGAGCCAATAACTGGTCCAGTCGCCATCGAAGACATGAGAAGCCCGATGGCCGAACATGGAATCGTTCCAAACACCAGTCACATACCCCACTGACGAGTCATAGTCTTCGAAGTTGTGGAACCCTACATTGACACTGGCTGGATCATTGGGGTCAACCGTCACGGGAACATCCACGAAATGGTCAGCGCAAAACTCCAATGGGTAGTAATCGAGAGGAATCACAGGTGGGTACAGGCGCTGCTCGATAGCCAGCTTCAAGAAGTCCCGACACGTAATCGTGATATCTCCAGAAGCTGTCAACTCGACGCGATCTATCAGCCAAGAACCCGTAAGCACCTGGCGCGTATCGTTCCAAGGATTGGCCGCACCATCGGTCCCATAGCCCTGCCAAGTCCTGATGACCCTGTTGGGAATCAGCATGTCAACCCAAGTAGTGCTCATGGCATATGCCCAACCAACTTGATTGGTAGCGTTGACACCCCTACGGAAGGTAAAGAATCCAGGATGACCAAGATCGCGCAACTCACGGACCGTACGACCATCACCAACAGGCAGCGACAATCCCCCATCGGTAAGATCGAGATTCTGCATAGGATCTACGGGGATATTGTTCTTAATGACCAACGTCATCTGAGCCGCGTCAGTACCAAGACGGCGATCAATGGTGAGACTCTTCAAAACAGCCTGTGGAAATTCAATCTGAGGCTCGTCTTGAAGAATCATGGTCTTCATCTTCTCGTCGGGTCGGAGCAAAGCCTTCTGGACCGTGACGCGCGCATAAGGACGATTAGGGCCGGTGAAATCACCGGCCTCCCAAATATCCCAGAGGTCAATGGGCATGCCTTGCATCAGCCCACCACTAAGAATTCAATGGTGTAGTCATAGCGATGAGGATGAACAGCCCTGCGCAACCGCTTCCACGTAATCTCGGTAATGATGATGATCCAACTGTTGTTGAGGTCGTCTGTCAAGACCAATGGATACCACTTCGAAGCCCAAATATCCAGATCACTGAACTGCTGGGACGAATTGACCAGCCCAGTCATCGAGCCACGACGAACCTGATCTCTCCCCTGAAACAGGACCGGGGCGCCATTGGCCGCCACCGCCATCTCCTCCTTAATGTTCGCACGACGATTGGGCGGGTCGAACTCATTGGGGTTCACCACCATCTCCAGCACGACCGGAGTCCCAGTGCTGTTATCGGTCAAGGTCCAAGCTATACGAGCCATCAGAAACCACCCAACGTAAGGCTGGAAGCTCCGGGCGCGTACCGTCCAGCAGTAGAGGTGACGGAACCACCGAGAGAAGAGGCAAGCGCCTCCACCAACGCTTCCACATCGGTAGCATCTCTCACATCAATGGTGATATCCATCTGTCTGTTGTCCTGATAGGTCACGCCCAATTGATCAGCGGCCAGCGCCCTTCTTACTTCGAAGAGAGTGGGAAGCCGAATAGCAGTAGGCACGTTAAACGCAAGCTCGCCTATATCGTCGGTAAGTCCGTCAATCAGAGACTGAATCTCCAGGAAGATCTCCTTGCCCTGCTGCGTGGTGGTATCCACCTGACCCAAAAGACTCCGAAGCGCGGACAGATAGGCTCCGGTTCCAATAGCCCCAGTCTCCGACAGGAACCTCAGGTTGAACAACTCGGTTGAGAAGAAAGACCGTTCGGCAGCCATCTCGCCACGCGCCTGCTCCAAGAGGAGTTGTGCTTTCTCGAGATCGCCCAGGTCAGGAGCCTGCAATTTCTCGGCAAGGAGCTGGAGGTCGAGGATCGCCTGCTCGAAATCATTGGAAAGATCGGACCCCAGGCGACGATTCATATCGTCGAGCGACAAGAGAGCCTGAGCCAACTGGTTCTTGAGGTTAGCCAAGGCGGCCTTGGCTCTATTGAATTCAGATGAGAGCGTTCCAAAGATAGAAGCCGCGGCTTCTATCTCGGCGATGGCAACAGTGATTTGACCCTTGAGAGACAATATTTCATTAGTAGCCCCAGCCTGAGCCTCCACAAACGCCGACATCCGAGCAATCTCTTCTTGCAATACCTGGGCCAGAAGTTCACGAAGCTGCACCTGAAGCTCCAGCGCTTCCAGAGGATCGTCTTCTGCCGCCAGGGCCAAGCGCACCGCCTTAATCTGACCCGCCAACTGATTCATCTTGTCGTTAATGGGGCCCCTCAACCGCGCCGTAGCGATAGCTGTCCGTTGAGCCTCGTCTAAAAGACGATCGGTAACAGCATCTTTAGCATCTTCCCACGCCTGCCTAGCAGCATGAAACTCTTCGTAACTGCCACCCTCGGCAATGATGTTTTCCAACTCCGCCAGCAAAGCATCAATCAAAGCTTCCTGAGCCTTGAACCATTCGGCGCTAGTCCTAGCACCACCCACATGTATCTGGGCAACGGCTGTTGCCGCGGCCCGCGTCGCATCAGCAATTGCCCGAACAGTCTTGGTGATCTCAATTTGCTTTAAGGCAATATCGTTGAAATTAGTCTTTTCAATTTGCAACAATTCACGCTGCAAAATGTCAAGTTCAGCACGCAATCTTGCTACCTCAGACGGAAGCTGTTGCGCCGCGGCACGGTCAACATCAAGTACCGAGATTTCATGCTGGACAATCTGGAGAAGAATCTGCTCGGCCAGGGTGATGGCCTCCTGAGCGGCCTCCTCGTCCTTGCCAAACTGAGCCGCAGCACGAGCCCGAAGATCCCTTTCGATCTCTCTCAACCGTTCAACAAATTCCGCATTTCCAATACGACCGACACTGAACTCGCGTTGTGCACGTGAAATTTCGTTGGAAGCCGAATTAACAGTGCCCTCTAGGTTCTGAACACTCCCCTCAAGGGTGCTCATGTATTCTTCCCAGTCCGCAACCAAAACATCAAGAGCCGATTGAGCATTGGCAACAGAAATATCGTCGGTGGCAAGCTGAATCTCCCGCACCAACAAATTGGCGTTACGCAAGAAAACCGCTGCCTGATCATTGGGCTTCGTTGCATCCAATCCGCCAGCAAATGGGTCCAAATCAATCAATCCAGGCAAGCCATTGCTGCCTGGTGAAGTAAGGCCCGTTCCAGTGATTGACGCCCGTGCTCCCGCGGCAATGGCCTGACCAATCAACTCAGCAACAGTGGCAGCGAGAACAGCCCTTGTCTGCTCACGTTCCAATGCTGCTTGAAACTCCGGCGTACCCGGCACCAGCTGTTTGATGATGTCGCCAGCCAAATCTTCTCTCTGGCCCGTCCTGTCTCCCAATAGTTCGGCTCGTTGCTGATCGGACAGCTCTCCACCCTGGTTCTTCGCAACCAGATCAGCCAAATCCTGTTGACCCTGATTGGCGGCCGCGGTTGCGGCAACGATACCCAGCGTTAAGCGCTCGAAGAACGAATCAAGCTCTGCATTCTGTTGCTGCAAAGCAATGAGGGTCAACTCAGCGACCCGGCGGTTGAAGCTCTCTGGAGTGGCGAGCGCCCTCGGATCCTCCAGCCTCTCTCGACGGGCTTGCGCCGTCGCCGAGAGCTGAGCATTGGTGAATCCCTTAGAAGCCTTAGCAGCCGCGTCCACGGCATTCTGGAAGTTGATGGCAGCACCAGCCAAGAGACCTACGGCGAGTGCCCCTGCGCTAGCTGCCACACCAAAGGCACCCATAGACAAACCGGTTCTAGCTATCCCCGCTTCGAGCGCCAACGCCGCAGGCATCAGCCTCCCGTTAAACGCGAACGCCAATTTGTTAAGACCCGTATTGAGTGTGTTGCCCACGCTGGCAGAGAGGGCACTGAAAGTCATCTTGATCAACGCCCCGGTTGCCTGGAAGAGCGCACCGGTCATGGCAACCAACCCAATCCGGTGTCCCTTGGCAGAAGACGCCAATTCTTTGAAGATAGTGCCCAGCTTGGTCGCACCAGTACTCACAGAGGCAGCGAGAGCACCTTCTTTCCCACCAGCGATAGCCGCAACCTTGCCCAGTCCAAACGTGCTGACCGAAGCAATCAAACCAGCAAGACGCGTAAGGCTCGACCTGGCAATCGTGAAGGTCAGGGCCCCCTTCAAAACGTCACCGATAATCCCCGCCTCCGCGATGATTTTGGTCAAAGTCTCCAGGAAAGAGTTGGCCCCCTGCAGCAATTCATCGAACGCGGCAACCGCGAGCTGCAAAGGGGTCAACAAACCAAGCTGCGTAAAGTTCTGAGCAAGGCGCTCAAATCCCGTACCAATAGAAGAGAGTCTCTCAGAAATGGTCCTGGACAACACCGTGAACCGCTGTTCAGCTGCACCGGCAGCACCGGTAAGTGCACCAACCATGGCTTCCTGAAGGTCAGTGGTATTGAACAAGGCAGCCACTACATCAAGCTCACGACGCTGACCGATGACATTCAACACCTTGAAAGCGGTCTGCGGATCAACCTGTTCAAGATTTCGGAATTGCTCAACCAGGGCACTCAGTGCCTTTTCGCCAGTCTCAAAATCTTGGAACGTCAGGGTTAGATTCGAACTAGCCGCGGCGAGATCGAGCAACTGATCCCGGATGCCCGGCTCCACCAATTGGCCCAGGGAGCGGTTCACGCTGTCCGCCACAGACGAACCAGTCAGACCAAGTTCACGTGAAATTGACGCAACGATGGCAGCGGTCTGCTCCATCGAGAATCCCATCTTGGCAAAAGTCGGAGCCAGACGAGACACGCCCTCAAGCGTGTCTTCCACCTCGACGCCAAACCTTTGCTGAAGAAGCGTTGCTACATCGAGCGCCTTCCCGTAATTGAGTACAGCGGTGGCTTCGCGCTGCATAAGCTTCTCACCAATGGACGCTCCATCCGCCACAAACAACGAAGCAGCCGCAAAGTTTTCAGCAACAGACGACAAAGCACGGAGGGCTTCGGCCTGGTCAATCGTAGAAATCTTGGTGGCCAGCAACTGAGCACGGAGAGCCTTGAGCGCATCACTGGCATCTCCAAAACGAGACACCATCGAGAACGCTGCCTTGTTCGCCTCAGTCGGAAGAACGTTGAACTCATCTGCAAGTTGAAGAACTTCGATTCTGATCTCATTCAGCTGTTGACGAAACTCAGTAGTCCCTCGCTCTGCGTCTATATCGAACTCGAACGCCGTCCCGATATCAGCAAACGCGCGCTCGACTTCGATGGCCGTCTCAATAAATCGACGCGCCAACTGCTGGACACCGAAGATCAACGCGCCCGAGATGGCGAACTGCAGAGTCGCTTGGAATCGCCGACCCATATCATCGAAGGCACCAATAAACAAACGCTCTAGTCTCGGCAATGCAGCAAGCTCGCGAGCAGCCACATCAGACAATGATTCGAACCCCTCGATACCCAAAGCGGCAGGATCGAGTCCCTCCAATCGTTCAGCCTCTAGAAGGGTCTCATTGAATTCCCTCTGAAGTCGGATGCGCTTCTTGGTCCCCTCGGGTTCCACCTGAAGCTGGGCATTGATCCTGGCCAGCTTCTTTATGGTGTCATCCAACCCCGAAGCGAATCCCTTAAGGCCTTCGTTATTGAGTTTGATCTGCTGTTCGCGTATCCTCTGAAGGAACTGAGCGTTCCTCTTAAGCGCTTCTTCGGCACCCGAACTCAAACCAGCCAGAACACCCAGACGAGCCTCCGGCTCCTCGAGATTTCCTCTTGCAGTTGCAGCCTTACGATCTGCCCTTCCCAGATCGTCGAGAAGCTTCTTCTGAAGATCCTGCTGAGCCTTGCGCTCCCGAGTAGATAGGGCAGCCCCCTTAGCCATGTCAGACTCGAGAGACTTCAAGCGACTGAGAATGCGCTCGCGCTCTGACAGCGCAGCGTTGAGCTTCTTTTCCTCCTGCTCCCGTACCTTATTGATACGGTCCCCGGCGCGACCCGTCTGGCGCGTGAGGGCTTGTTCGAGAGCCACCTGGTTCTGCTGCGCGGCCTGCGCTGCTTCTCTAAGGAGCTGCGCTCTGCGCTCGAGTATCTGACCCTCAACGTCTCCCGACAACAGACGAGCAGTGCGCTGCTTAATGAACTGCTCTTGTGTGGCCAGGGAAATAATCTTCTGCGCCTGTTCAGCATGCTGAACCATGAATCTGGCGATTTCCTGCTCGCCTTCGGTACTCAAAGTATTGAGTTTGGTGCGCTGGCGAATCAGTTCCGCCAACGTCTCCTTCGCTTGCTTATCAACATCGCCCGCAGTAATCCGCTTCTGCGTTCCTTCTGGATCGACCAAGAATCCCTCGGCCGGACTCAGACGCTCTCGTCCAATGGTCTTAGCACCAGGCTTGAATTTCGCCTGCACTCGCTCCAGAAGTTCCAAGTTGTTGGTAAGGAGCTGGATATCCCTCATCGTCGCGCGGGCGGCGGTGGACATTTCCTTAGCCCGCTTAGCAAACGAATCGGATTGAGCGCCCTCACCAATTTTCAGAAGCTCGGCAGAAATCAATTTGAACTGCTTGATGATCGCATTGGTTGCTTGAACAACCTGCTGATATCGAGCAGTAAAATTGATCAGAACTTCATTGCCTGGTGGCACGCTGCTTATCCCTTTGGTCTGTAACGTGCGGCATATTCATTTTCGGACATTGGAGCATCGTCCGCGTCTGAATAGGAACTACGCGACCGACTGCCACTGCCGCGTTTCCCTTCCCGCTCTTTCCTTACGTCTTCAAACCATTCGTCTAGCAGCTTCTCCGACCACCATATGTGGCGTGGAGGTTGCTCATCCCGTGGCAAGTTCTCATGCCAGGATATCACCATCAGCGCCATGTTTATGGCGAATAGGAGCAAATAGGGAGCTTCGCTTACTCCGTCTGGGAAGAAGGACTCGAATCCACCGCCGGTTCCTCTAACTGCCCGGACAAGTCCGAGGAATTCTCCGGAGTGGACGAGGCTTTTAGGTCGCCACCTATCCGAGAAACCTCCCGGTATTTGTCCCTGATCTGGGTCTGGACATAATCGGGAAGCTCAGCGATTTCCCCCGGGTCGCGGAAGTAAAACCTCTTACGGTCATTCGGGTACCGACAAGCAAAGAATGTCAGCCAGGTGCTGTATTCTTCGAGCCAGGCGGAACGAGTGAGAAGGTCGACCATCTTCTTCCAAATTTCAGCGCGAAGTTCTTCGTCTGAACGATTCTTCAACTTCAGTGCCTCAGCCCTACGAAGCTCACCAAGCCGATCATCTACCTCAGCCTGGAACTGGTCGTACACCGCCTGCAGACGAGCCATCTCGGGGTCGTCCTCATGAGGCAATCCCTCGGCTTTCAGTTCCTCGCCTCGATCAAAGGTCGCCTGAAGGACGTTCAAGTAGTCAAGCCCCGGCTCGCCGGTTTTCTTGTCTTCGGCTTCCCAGTTGGAACCGGACTCCCCGTACAGAACTTCGTTGTAGGCCCTCTCGCGAAGCTCGCTGTCGTCAGTCGAAAGAAGGAATTCCTCCATATCGGCACGAGCCTCTACCTGATCCATGTCGGCCGTTAGGGCCGCATAGTCGTCACTGTTCTTATCCTTCAATGCTTGGCGTAAACGAGCCTGCTTGGCTCCAGCCTTGCGGATAGCCTCTTGCTGATTGTCTGACGACGGAACCCTCATCCACATGGCGACAGAGGCAATGGTGCCATCTGGCTGGGGGACCTTGAGCGATACTTCTTCGCCAATCCGAAACAGATCGCGAAGATGTGGTTGGGCTTTCTCTGCCACTGTCATCCTTTCGTTCCTTCAGGTGAACATTAACAGAAGGCCGCCCCGAAGGACGGCCTGTCTGCGCCACTACCCGTTCTCCAACGGAGTTCTATCAAACCCGCTTGGCAAACCAGAGAATCAATAATACCAAGAGGATCACAATGAGAATGGTTTCAATACCCATCAGGCTGGGTCGCCAGTCCAAATCGTCAGCACGCCGGTCGAAGACGTGAAGGGGAAGTCGACCTCAAGCTTCTGACCCACGTTCCCCTGGATCTGAGGCACTGTGAACTTGGCAGCATCAACCACCAGAGTCTTCAGCGTGTCACCCGTCTCCGGATCAGAGATCTTGATCTCTACATCCAACTCGGGCGGATCCTGAGTAGCGTTAGCCACATCAGTGCCCGAGACCCCCGCAATGGCCTGCACCTGTGCAAACAGAGCAGCCACATCAGAAGGCTTCATCGTGACCGAACCTGATACCTCCGGCACGTCGAAGTCCTGAGCAACCACCTGTGCATTGCCGAACTCTTCGTCTCGTTCCAGGGTGACCCGCCAGTCAACCGAAGCCGACTGCACGCCAAGCCATCCAGACCAAACCGGAGTAGCTGCACCGTCTGACAGGCGGATGTGAATATCACGTCCGCGAACAGCAGCGGGCTTGGTCGGGTCGTGGACCGTCTGCAGATACTCATCGGCGTCACCAGAGGCGTAAACCACCTTGATGTTGTCGGTACCAGCAGGAGGAATGGAACCAGCCTCGAACGTGATTCCAGTGGCATCATTTGTGTAATCGGTGCCGAGACGCATGCGCTCCCACTGGGTGCCGTTATGCACCATGACCGAAAGACCGAAGTAGGTGTCGCCACCAATATCCGATGAGAAGGCGGGGCCATTGACGAAGGCGAAAGCGGTCGTAGCTCCGTTGCCGTCAAACTTGTCTTCCCACACCGCACCAGGCGCATAGAAGATGGAGTCACCTCTCAGGGTGACGGTGACCGAAGTCGGGTCCGTCAGCGAGAAGGCGTAACTCACCGACTCAAGGGTCAGGAACGGGATGATGATACCGCCCACAATGGTGAACAGATTCGATGCCTTGTAGGGGCTGAGAATGTTGATCGGAACAGCTTCCGTCAATGCAAGACTGGTGTTGACCGTCTCAGTTCCATCACCACCGGTCAGCAAAGATTCGATCTCGGTAGTCGAGTCATTGGACTCGATCTCAAAGGTAAGGTCAGGAATGTCCCGGACGGTACCGATGGCCTCATAGTTACCAAGTTCCTCGAGGCGCTCCTCATTCACATTGATGCCAGTAACCCCAGCTGTTTGGATCCGGTCCACGACAAAATTAGCCGCTGGGCCGCCCACAACGTGGAGGATTTGGCCTCCCTTAATTGCCATGAACTACTCCTTAAAGGTCAGTCGTCACTGATGCTACCACGAAAACCTTCGCATGAAGGTTCTCTTTTCACCTATATGCCTCGGTTGGAATCCGCTCATATTCCTTCTTGGCTTCCACCACCATCTCATCTAAAGCCCTAGTCAAAAAGAATTTCCCAAACTGACCCTGGGGATCAACCCTCTTCTTTTTGAAAGCATTCTTCCGACGCTGCTTCGTCTTGAATAGCTGGTAATAGGTGGCCCCACTTGCCACGGCCGGTCCCTTGAGGATTACCAGCTGCGCAACTGCTGGGTTAGGCGAAGTAAACCCGAACCGCTGAGGCAACATAGCCTTCCCTCGGGACCCATAACGACCGATCAAATCAGAAGCTATCGCAGGAATCGATACCCCCGCCTGAGGAGACCCAAGCCTTGGTCCAAGACCAAACTCCAAAACTCTCCAAATCCCCTTGGTCTTTCGGTCTGCCACCGCCACATCTGGATAGCCAAACCCCACCACATTATTCTCGGCAAAGGTGCGACCCACAAAGGCACCCCCCTGGCCAAAGGTAAACTTCTGAGTCTGACGGTTGCGATCGTCCTGGCCCTGGCCGCTCTCCCCTGGGCGAAGAATCGACGACCGCAGATTATGTTTGGCTCGAGTCGAGATACTCCCAATCAGTCGCGTGTTGGCGGCTTTCAGAGATTCATCAATCTTGTGAACAGCCCTCTCGAATTTCACAAGAACATCAGTGTTCATACCCGCCGACAACAGACCCGTATCCTTAAACCCGACCTTAAGATTGGGCGGCTTATCGAGACCTTTGGGGCCGCCTTTCTTAGCCACTGATTTTCTCCAGCGCCTGGTGAATGTCATCGAGCTTCTGGACCCAGATATCGTTGATCAGGTCCTGGTCAGACTTCACAATGTCGATGGCCAAATCTTTGAATGAGTTGACAGCATTGACCACCACCTGACGCAACTTACGCTGGTCTTCGGTAGAAATGTTTGGGTATCTTTCGTAAAGGGTATCTTCTAAGAACCCCATGATTGTGGCCGTACATCTGTTACCACGGGTGGCAATCAGTTGGGCCGGAAAGCTTTCTCTAGCCATTAGGACGATCATCCCTCAAGATAAATGAGACCATCAGCCAGTGCTTCATCCACGGGTTGGTGGCTCGGGCGGGCCGGTCCTTAGAAACCGATTCCTCTTCGAGAATCGCGTAGAAATCCACTGCGGGAGTCGCGATGGAATAATCCGTAATAGGAATAACAGGATTCTCGTTAATCCAGGCGTAGATATCACCCATGACATGCCGCATGAGGGCGTCGCTGGCGGCGAAGAAGTCGATATAGATTGGGGAATAGTGTGTCTCTCCATTTGAACCCAACTCCAACATATCCTGAAACGAGTCACCCGCCGAGAAGGCCATTGTATTAATGGGAACCTCCACATTCTCCGGGTCAGACGGGTACTCGTCTATCACCCTGATGCGATCATATGAGTCTTGAAGAGGGTTTACCTCAGTCCCATCCGGTTCCATAATCGCCCAGTTCAAAGTCTCCAGGCGGTTCATAACCTGACGCAGAACATTGTCAAGGATCATCCGATCCCGCAGGCCGCCAGTAAGGGGCATCAGGCCACCGCATCCGCGCTCAAGTGCACCTGGTACACCGTCATGTCCCCCAGCCCATAGGAGGGCCGCCAGAAGCGAAAGAAGAACCTTGTGTCCCCCGGCCCTGCCGTTGCATAGCTAGCCCCATTCACTTCAGCAAACTCCTCTTCGAACAACGTCACCACCAGAGAGGTCGGGTTGAAGTCACCCACCTCAGTCGGGAAAGCTCCCTGCCTACCCAATGGAGAGAAGAATTCAAAAGCACAGACGGGTTGCACCGGGGCCGGTTGTGCAGACGACTCCGGTGCAACCGTCCAGTCCCAGGGGTTCCCTTCGGCATCATGCGCAGCCCACTCCACATCAAACTTGAAGTAGAAGGTGGGCTTTTCGGCGTCCTCAACCGGCAGGCCCATTACCATGACCTGCCGCAAGGTCTCCCGGAGAGTATCAACCGGGATGACTGCTATCGAATCGAAGCCCCCATGAGATTCGGCCATAGATCAACCACTGCCTACCTTGACTCCTTCAGGAACGGAGAACCCTCCCGGACTCACCCGCGTAGGCCTGTCTTCTGGTTCGGGGCGAGTGATGATCTCTCTGTCACCTCGAGCAGCGGACGGGTTCAACTCGCTCATCCGATTCCGGATAGCTTTCACGTCCGAATCCTTGGAGTCACCCTCCGCCACGAAGATTTCCAACATTCGCTGAAGAGTGACTGGGGACTCGATGGAGGTCAGGTAATTCACCAGATTCTCCTCGCCATGAGTGACCTCGTTATAGATCGACTCAATCTGGGCATCCGTCAACGAGTTCGGCGATGCAATCTCATCAGGGTCAGTCTCCGTGGCGGCCTTCTTCAACACAAAGGTGCCATTACGAAACAGGTCTAGCTCGGGGATCGACGCCTCCTGATTCAACTGACGCTCCTGGGTAGTCAGAGTAAACACACCATTGCCCCTCACAACCTTGGTCGTCTCGCGACCCTGGATATCGAAACACTTGTACCACTTGAGTCCGAGACTGGTATTTCTCCAGGTCTCGTGCTTGGGATCCGCCATTCTTTCTCTCCTTGATCGAAGTGCTAATGAGTCTCATAACTCTCATTAGCTCATTCCTTCAGGTGAACATTAACACCACAGTCACCCATGATGCAGGAAAGCCGCCGGTTAAGGCGGCCCTCCGTCATTACAGATCCTTACAGATCAAGCGTCGATGCTCGTATCCACAAACCGGCGCACACGCTCCGGCCGATAGATCGAACCCCCGAAGTCCTGGCGACCGATGTAGTGCCAGTACCAGTTGTCGGCCTCGACGTACTCCTTCGTCTTCAGCCCACCGTAGGTGGCGAAGAGTCCAGCGTCATTGGCGAGGACATACAACTCGTTGGCAGGAATGTAGGACTCCCCATCCTGGTCGGTGAAGTTCCGAACCGAGATGATGGTCGCACCCTTGTAGACACCGAGGCGTCCACGCAAGCGGATTTCCTCCAGAGCCTCATCGGCAAAGCCAGTGAATTCCGTGATCTGTTCCGTCATCTGTGGGCGACCATAAATGGTCACTGCACCTGAGAGAGACTCGTCCCGGACCTCACGGATCGCCTGGTTGAGGGCTGCCTGAGACAGACCTGCACCAGAGATGTAGTAAGGCGAAACACTGTCAATCGCAGCTTCCACCAGGGCCTTGATTTGCTGGTTCACAGCAAAGTCCAGCCGACGAACGATCAAGGAACGCATTTCCGCCGTGGTCTTGGCGAAGTTTGCCTCCATGTGATCCTCGAATTCGTACACGTGGAAACCCAGCGTGTCACGTGGGATCTCCATCGTCTCGGAGACCATCGAGCTTGCCTCGATGTGGCCACCCTTGGCAATGTAGAAGACCCGCAGACCAGTCTCTTCCTGGAGGAATACACGGTCGGTAAACCCGACCCGATCCACCCGGACCACCTGATCGTAGAAGGTTTCGAATTGGAAACCCTCGAGGATCGACTGTGTGAGAACCGCAGCCATTTCCTTCCGCCATTCCGGCCTATGCCAGTTGGCGGCAGCTTCGGCGTTCACCTTGTTGATTAGCTCGGTTGCCTTGGCCCGTTCCTCAGCGGAGCGTCCGTAGTTGTCGAGCAAGTTCTTCAGAGTCGACATCGTCACACCCCCTTTCAGACCAAGATCTCTGCGTCGAGTTCATCCCTATCCGGGTAGACCGCAGTCACCCGCATGAAGGCCTCAGCCGCATCTACTGTCACCGTGTAAAAGTCGTTGGTGTCGTCCCAACCCAGAAGCTCACCGACAGTGACAGTCGGAGTCGCGAGACTCAGACCGTCCACCATGATGACTTCATCCCGAGTATTGGGGAAGTTAAGCCCCGGCTCGGTTGTGGCTTCGGCAGTGTTCCGGAACCAAACCTTCACGCCCGGGCCACTGATGACCTGGACCATCCGGTTGTTTGGAACCCACCAAAGATCCTGTACTAGCTGACCAGCGGCAGCACCAAAGCGAGGATCGTTGTACGTCTGCGAATCATGCTCATAGAGGACAATTCCACACTTGTTCAAACGAACATCGCCACCACCACCGATAGCGGTCAGCGTTGCCTCCCTGACGCGATCGGGATCGTTCGGATCCTGCTCGACAAAGGTTCCAATGCGAAGCGTTGTACCGCTCGCAGGCGAACGGAGGCGGCCTTCCCGAACGATATTCGTGAATCGCCGGAAACCAAAGTTGCGAGTATCTGTGCTCGAACCCATATCAGCTCACCCCCTCTCTCAAATCTTGCCGACTAGGGCAGGCACAACACCGAAGAAGTCTTTGATGACATCCACCTCTTCGTTGCCTTCGCCCGCAGTCGAGCGGGTACCGTCGAAGTCCGACTTCTTACCACCGTCGTCCTTCTTCTCTTCCTTCTTGCCCCCATTGACTTTCGCTACTTCGCGAATGTCGTCGAGGTAAGCCTTGAAATCGCCTTCGGACAGCGCAGCCCATTGGGCCTTACGTGCCTCGATCTGCTCGTCTGAGAAATTGACCTCAGCCTTGACGAGCTTGGCCCGCTCAGAAGCAAGGGCGTCGAGACGAGCCTTCTCGTCACGGGCGTTGATATCGGACTCAAGGTCCTTGATCTTCGCATCCTTCTCGTCGGCTTCCTTCTCAAAGGCCATGACTCGCTCGTTGAGCTTCAACACTTCGGCATCCACCGAGGCTGTCGCTTCCTTGCGGGCCTTCTCAATGGCAGAGGCAAGGAGCTGCTCATGCTGCTCCTGCGTGAAGATCTTGTCTCCTTCAGCCACTTCTTCCTTCTCCTGATCGGGTTCTTTGCAAAACTTGCAACTGGCAATCTCGTGACTTGCGTCATCTGGTTTGTTGACCAGCAACCAGTCATGTACGACTTTTTCAGTGCTCATTCTGCATCCTTCAGGTGAAGCTTAACACCCATTACCCAAATAATGGGAGATTTAACCGTCCAACACTTTCAGCATCAACTGCTCCCAGTCATTAGACGTATACGGGTACGAATCTCGAGAAGCATAAGAGACCAATTCCCGAGCCAATTCAGCCTCAGCGTCTGGCCACGCCGGACGTTCTGGAGGAAAAATCAGGGCTCCACCTAAAAAGGTTGGATTAATAAACCGGCGAGGCGCGACTCCCGAGGACGCCATATGGACACATGTTTGAGCCGCGGCCATTGCATAAGGAAAGACCTCGTCACAAGTCAAACATTGAGTCGATTCAGCAACACATTCCATCGACCACCAGAGCTGCTTCTTCTCATTCGACTCTCGAACCTTATCCGCAACCTCAGGAAAGTTGGCAGCCCAGACCAACCCAAGAACCTGAATCTCGGGAATCAGGCGGTCGGCGGCCTTCTCACCTTCGCCGACCACCTTCTCCTCGCGATGAACGATCTTCGACTGAACAATGGTCCCAATGGCTGTGTCCCATTTGTGAAGCGCATTGACCGGAACATACTGGATGGACTGCTGACCCTTCTGAAGATCATCGAACGTCCAGTAGTGACCATTCTTGTTCGCCCTATTCGCCTGGACATAGCGACCTGCCACCCACAAGTAACTCTGATTGAGGCCCTTGGTGTCCAGTTCAGCCGCGAGCTCTCGAGGCATGTCCACTGGACCGGACACTATGAAGGCTTCGGCTGTGGCATAAATCTTGTTGTTGATCGGCGTCAATAATTCCATCATCTCTCCCCTGCCGGTCGCGGCGGCCCATTCTCCTGAGGCTGCGGTCCGGCCCCCGGCGGCTTGCCTCCCGTTCTCCCAGACCCACCCGGAGTGGTCTTATCAGGAGAGTCAAATGGTACGTTGACCGGCGTGAAAATCTTGTCATACTTCTCGGCTTCGATCTCACGGTTGTGAGCCTCCATCTCCTGATTGAAGTTGAACTCGGTAAGCACGGTCTCTCTGGAAAGATCGCCACGATCCCGAAGTTCCTGAATCAGAGTGATGAGAGCAGGATCGAGCTGAAGCTCCATCTGCCGAGGGGCAAACTCGATAGAGGTAGACGCCGAAAACTTTGCCCTTTCATTGATCGGATGTTCCGATATGGCACGAATCAATTCTTTCTCAATTGTCCGCTTCAACATATGACGCCTTGAGGCCAGGCCCCTAGCAATGACCCGGCCCAAGGTGATCGACGTTTCGCGGTTAGAGGTTTCGGACGGCAACTGGAACGTGCCCCAGAGTCTCATCATGATGCGCTCATCGAGAACGGTCCACTTGTCCTTATCAAGGACGTGCTCAACCTCAGGAGTAATGATCTCAATGGCTATCCGATGATCAGACACAATGACAGGAGAGCGCGAATGCGTCCTCATCAATGCCGTAGTGCTATCAACCTCTGCCTTGGTGGTAGGCCTCTCGTCGGTCCCTCTCGTCACCAGGACAATGAAGTTGATACCACCACGTACCCAGGCACGGTCCATTTCCCGGAGATGAGTCTTCAAATCGAGGAGCGGGAAGATTCCCTTCATGCGAAGCTTGGCCCACCGCTCATAAGGCGAGCGCGTCAGGGTATGGCGAAAGACCATATCGGGATTGAGTTCCCACAAATTGTCTATAGGAATATTCTCCTTTTGGAGATCCGCCTCTTCCTTTTTGGTGGGCTTGTACTTCCCGACAATGAGTTTGGCAACCAGACCGATGTCACTTGCCAGATTCTGGAACTGCTCTTGTTCCCATTCGTTGGCTATCCACGCCAGCCTGGCGTTGCCAAAGATATCGTTGGCTACCGGCACCACTCGAGTCGGATCCAAGAACCCCAAATCGGTAGGCACCATCAAGCCATATGTCTTTCTCTTGGCACGAACATCGCCCTGGCCCTCAACCTTGTATTCCTTGAAGCCCCAATTCCGAACCCCATAAAACTGAGAACAGGTAAACAACTCACGCCATGCAACGCGCAGCCAGTCGTCAAGATTCAAATCGCGACCAATCTGAGACCAGACAGTGTCTTGATCCTCGTCGTCACATTGGAAAGCAACCTTCTGAAAAGCAATCGCCTCTGAGGTATCGGCAACCGCCCCGACGATGTCATCGTCTAATGCTTGATAAGCAAGAGCCATCTGCTCGAACACCTTGCCAGGGGTGACGTAACGATCCCGAGGCCAATAAGAATCTCGGTCACGCACCTTCCCATCCGACGTATATGTCTGCTGATAATCCTCCGCCCAAGCAGCAAGGGCCCTAGTCACCTGCGGAGAAAAAGCAGCAAGACGATCACCCACCTCACCATTGAGAGCGGACTCAACCTCTTCTGGGTCTATCTCAGAAGAGATCAAGACTCCGTCTTTAACAATTGCCTCAGAAGCACTAGTCATCTCGAAAGCTCCACATCTTGACGCCGCACCTCGATAAGGCGCGAAGCCCCCCTCGAGTAAAACTCAATTAGATCCATGACCTTTTGGAGTTGCATGGTTCGGAAGACCTTCGCCTTGCGATGATCGTTTTCGATCCTGACCATCTGTAGATAAATCTCGGTACAGCGGGCCATCAAGGCCATCGACAGCACCAAAGCCTGATCGGGACGCTCCGAATCGCAGGACATGACCGCTGCGACCATCTCGTCTAGCTCTTCTTCCAGAGTCGCCTGTGGCGTCAAGTTGGCAATGATTTGTTCCCCCCGGCCTGGACGCGGACCGGTGTTCTTCACCTGAAGGATCGTCATAACCCTAGGTTACACCATACCTAAGCAAAGCTAAGGGGAATGAACTCCGAAGCTGAAGTCACCTTCTGAAGCTGTTCGAGCAGCATCAGCTCTTTGCCCACCACCATCATGGCTGCCGCATCCAACGTGTGAAACTTGCCCCGAGCGAAGATTTTCTTCCCATAAGGGTTAGTTTCGGAACGATCCGGAACCCAAGTCTGACCCTGCCATTCACCCAGAAGCTCACGATCCCAAGGAAGAATGACCTTCTTCAGGTCTACGTAGTCCCTCAACTTGTCATAACCAAATTCCTTCGCAGGACGCTTGATTTCAAACTCCTCAGGATCTTGCCAATCTTCATGTGGAAGGAAACCCACAACCACCTTCTCATCGGCGTTATAACCCTTCACTCGCGAAACCAGATTCGCCGAAGCCCTTTGGATCTCCTGATAGACCGGGAGGCCAAGGCCTCCTCGGTCGAGAGTCAAGAGCCTCAAGTCGTAATACTGGAAGAGCAGATCAACCACTCGACGCTGATCTGGAGAGCTAATACGCTCGAGATGGATCCTCGACAGAAGCCTCAAGACCACATCAGCCTTGCCCTTGACCACCTCCTCCCCAAAGATCAGAATCTCCGAAGGCGCGTTAGTCAGCCCAATGTCCATGCCAGCCCAGGTGTTCTTCCACGCCTTATGGGAACCAGGGGGGAGCAACAACATCTCCATCGGCTGAGCGCGCAGCATCTCGTCGGTTATGCGGCGGTAGTAATAGATCTCCTGGTTGTACTCGGACTCAAGCTGGTCATCGACCGTGGCCATCAGGCGGAACAAGACAAACAGCGGGTTGGTGGCGTCACCATGCTGGCCCAAGATGTTCCTCTTGTAATCAGGCGAGTCCCTGGTCCCGTAGGCCTCGATCTTGGCATCCCGCTCCTCCGTGTTCCAAGTAGGCCTGTGCATTCCCGTTATGACGTGAACAACCCAGCCCGAATCTGGCTGGGAGTGGCGATAGAACTCGTCTCGAACCCCGCGGGACACGCCGTGAGCGCGCCACTGAGCACCCTCCTCGCCGTGGCGAAGGGTCTCAATGACTTCAGTCCATCCGGGAGCTGGGAAGTCCTGACCTTCGTCTAGCTCGAGCTTGAGCGGGTGGAGACCCTTCATGCCACGCCCGTCACGCTGGGGAATCCGGCCCAGGATCTTGGCTCCGTTCAAGAAGTTCACGTGAAAGGGGCGATGCTTAAATCCCAGGCCAACACGCTTGGGCAGCAACTCTCTAGTGATTCTGGTTTCCTTGATCCGGTCTTCGATACGACTCGTAAGCGGATCAAGGTGAATGAGTTCCGGAGCGGTGATAACCATCTCTGCCCCTGGATGCTGGATCGGGAAGGCCCAGGCCCGCAGGATGATCGACATGGTCTTGCCAACCGCGCGACCACAAGCGTCAATGATCTGCGTAGGCTGTTCGTATAGGGGCTTACCCGCTACGAAACTATTACGCCACCAGGCATACTGGAAGTCCCAGCATCGAAAAATCTTCTCCTCGTTGTCTGCCATCTGGTCTTCCCACATGAACTCAGCGAGGTCGATGCCGGCGGAGTCTTCGATCATTGCGATCAGGTAGGACTCAGCTACGGATAACCCTATCGGTTGTACTGCCATGATCGAACTATAACCTTCACCCGAAGAACACGTGTTTCCGGGAAGTCGATTACCTTCCCAGCGGGGTGACCTAAACGGATACC